AGTTTCACCAGTTGCTCCTGTAGCACCAGTTTCACCAGTTGCTCCTGTAGCACCAGTTTCACCAGTTGCTCCTGTTGCTCCTGTAGCACCAGTTTCACCAGTTGCTCCTGTAGCACCAGTTTCACCAGTTGCTCCTGTAGCACCAGTTTCACCAGTTGCTCCTGTAGCACCAGTTGCTCCTGTAGCACCAGTTTCACCAGTTGCCCCTGTAGCACCAGTTTCACCAGTTGCACCAGTGTCACCAGTGTCACCACCTGCAGGACCAGTTGCTCCTGTAGCACCAGTTGCTCCTGTAGCACCAGTTGCTCCTGTAGCACCAGCTGGACCAGGTTCACCAGCTGGACCAGGTTCACCAGCTGGACCTTGACCACCAAAACCATCATTACCAGGTGGACCAGTTTCACCTGTAGCACCAGTTTCACCTGTAGCACCAGTTGCTCCTGTAGCACCAGTTTCACCAGTTGCTCCTGTAGCACCAGTTTCACCTTGAGCACCAGTTTCACCTTGAGCACCAGTTGCGCCAGTATCGCCTTGAGGTCCTGTAGCACCTGTTTCGCCTTGAATGCCTTGAGGTCCGGTAGCACCTGTTTCGCCTTGAATGCCTGTTTCGCCTTGAGGTCCGGTAGGACCAGTAGTACCTGTATCTGCCATATTAATGCTAATATATATATATATATCAAAGATAATATTATCTAATTAATTTTAATTTATATTATTCAAAAATATATTATTTCAAATATTTATCTAAATGTCTAAATGTTTAAATATCTAAATATTTTCTTTACTATTCATTTGTACAAAATATTTGTCTAATAAACAAGTATTTTGTACAAATGAATAGTAGGAATTATAGATATGATTGTGCTAGTTTTACTTTTTCGTTATTCTTCTTTATTTATAAAATATGTAAAGGTGTACTAAATATATTATTATTACTTGTAATAATAGGTTGATAAGGTACATTATATTTCATGCACCAATGAACGCATTTTTGTATATTAGTCTTTATTAAATTATCGATTTTGTCTTGTTTATGTTTGTTTTCGATTAATGAAATAGTATAATGTATATTTTCGATTTGTTGTTGTCCAATAATCGCATTGTATTCTTCTAATTTGATTATGAAACAATACGGTATAGGCGTATTAATAAATCTATATATGTACATATTATTTATTTGTGAATCCGAAATCAATGTCATTTTCTCAAAAGCATTATATAAAAATGTATAAAACTGTTCACAAGATGAGAATAAAAACCCTTTACATACAATATATTTCTCAGAATTAGCATAACGACTTGTATTTGGTTTCATTATAAATACCTTCTCATAAAAAGACGACAAAATATATAACAAATCAATAGTGTGTTGCATAAAACAATCAAAAATCTTTAAAATAAACGTACCTCCTTTTTTTTGCATAACCAACGCATAAGCAATCTGCCCAAATAATAATTTTGCTATATTTATTTCCTGGTTATTAAAATCTATTGAGAAATCGAAACCGCCATCACCAGTAATCAATTCCATCGACGACGCATATATATCTTTACAATATGCGAAGTTTTTTATAGAAAGTATATTTCCAGTTTTATCAGCGCCTGTTTCAATTTTTACATTTTTATTTTGATTCAAAAATAATTCCGTTTTTTTCCATCCAGGAATATTAGGGTCTTGGCATTCATCAATGATTGTCATTCCAACATAAATATCTTTTGGACATTTTCGTAATCCGACGATAGCCTCGATAAATCCACCAGGCCCTTCTGCCAAATGGAATGTTCTTATTGGTTTCGAATCAAAAAATAAATTGAATGTGTTTATTATTTCTATCATTTTGAAATAAGACCTAGATAAGGGTTTGTGTTTCGAAATACATTTTTTTTTGAATGGAACGGATGTATGAATATACTCATACGGGTTTGTATATTTTTTGAATATATCCCAATCTTTATCACGTTCATCAAGTTTTTTTTTTGTATCATATAAATATTCTGATAGTGAATTAGAAATAACAGGAATTGGGGTTGTATTTTTTTCAATAAAATCTATGTATTGAAAATTTAATGGTGATGTTTTTGGTAATAAATAATATGTCATTGTTGAATTTTAATATTTTAAGCTAATAAAATATCAAAAAATATGTTTATATTGTTTTTATTGTTTCTTCAAAAACATTTATTTTTTATCCATAGGATTACGTATTTTCAATTTGAATGGTGCGCCAGTAGGTATTATATTTTGTACTTCAACCAATTCAGATGTTTCAACAACGATATTGGCTTGTTTTTTCATTGGTTTTTTAATAACTAATTTTTGTTTTGTAGATTTTTCAATTTCTACTGGCTCTGACATTTTCAAATTTTCCTCGATTTCTTTTATTGATTCTTCACCATTATTCTCTAAAAATTCATCTTGTTTCAGAATAACCTGTTTCATTTTCTTCGCATCGACTTCACGTACTTTACGGAATATAAAATAACGATTCAAAAATGATATTTGTTTTTCTTCAATAGACATATCAGCTGCATTTTTATAATTTATACTACTCTGTTTATTTCTATGAATTTCATTTTCCATATTCGAAAATAATTCTCTAAAAAGCCCAGTTGAACTAGGTAATCCAATTTTTTTCAGTTCTTCTGCTTTTAATAGTACAAATCCATAATCTTCCATTACTCTTATTAAATAATCGAAATTCACTAAATATTCACGGAATGCCATATTAATACTTTCTTGAAAAACATTAATAGCATATCCTAATGATTCGTCTGAATCTGGAAACCCAGTTTCATCATACATTTTTGTCATTTCAAATATCTTACTATCATTTTTGAAAATCGTCCAATTTTCACCTTTTTTGTATTTACGAAGTCTATCAAATACCTCTTTACCGTCATAGCAAGTACCAATAAAACAACCATTTATTTTGGTACATTCGGCAATGTTACTTAAAAATTCATGTAAATTCGTTTTGTTTTCAAAGAAATAATGCATAGCAAATTGACAAGAACTTATATTGAAGCCACTTGTCCCAATACCAAAAGATTTATATACACCCTTTCCTAATGTGGTGGCATCTTTTGCACCTTTGCCAAAAATAGCATTGGAAATTTGTTTTTCTTTTTCTGTATACATCGCCTTTCCATCACGAATATTCAATGCGCTATTGCCATTCACAAAGATAGCTCTTGGCATAGAATCGCCATACTTACGACGTTCTTTCAAATAACGCGCACATGCTCCATCGAGTTTATTTTCAATGTTATCTTTTGATATATCAATGCCATAAACAAAGGATAATTTCGAAAAAATCCATTTTGATAAATCTCCCGCTTTTCCTACCGCATAATCTATTAAAGTATCACCACGGTTAGCTACACCAGTAATAAGTTTATTTTTTACATACAAATTATGGAAATTTCTTAGAGCTACAGTATTGGATTCATCTGTTTTTGAAGTGCGATTATAATAAATATCATCGTTAATGACAAAATCAGGTATATTTTGTCCAGTTGATATCATATTTTCAGTAATTGGATGATGGATAGAATACCAATTACTATTAGCAACATGATATGCATTGCCATAATTTTTTAAACCAGCTCTTAATTCACTTGTTTTATCATAACGCACACGTATAGGAACCCAACGTCTTGTTTTTTCATTCTCAATTACGTATTTGAATTCTACAATCATATCTTCTTCAAAATATTCACCCTCTTCCGTTGTCATAAATAATCGCGAACCGTCTTGTTTCAGATTAATATCACAATAACATGCATTTGGGTCATATGGTTCAGTAGGCTGGAATGGGACTGGTTTGTATGTTTCTTCATTATCAATATCACTTGGACTTGGTAATTTATCTTCTATTATATCTTGACATGGATTAATAAATCCATGTTTACGTTCATCGAAACCGCAACGCAATACCAAGGTTTTATATTGAACAACATTTTGTAAACCTTGCATATTTGAACCTTCTTCAAAAACATAATGAACCTCATCTTTGCCTGTTTTATCTTTCTTTATAGTTACTAGAAAATCAATCGTATTGAACTCTGGTGGTTTCCATTTGAACGATTTATCCCAAGCGGATTTATTAAGAGGTCCAGGTAAAGCACCTACCGAATTTGCACCAACAGCTAAATCTGCTGGTGTAAAAATCAATCCATCTGTGTTATATTCGAAAAGGCCATCTTTCATATTGGTTAATATTTTTGAACAACAATCAAATATAGATATACGTTCAGTATCATAATAGAAATTTTTACAAGTTATTGAGAAATCAACTAATTGTTTTGTGGTAGTATCTGATACTTCACTTTTGTCCTTTTTTATGGCTTCCATAATAGAAATTGGTTTTATTAATGATATCAGTTTTTGTAAAATGCCTAGACGAAATTTGGTAGCAGGTTCTGGCTCTTGTTCAATAAGGTCTGATTTTTGTAAAAATGTTAATTCGCGTACTGATTTTTTATTAACAAAATATACATCAAACGCAGCGTATAGATTTATAAAATTATTATTTTTATCGTATTTGATATGTTCACCATCTAATAAACTATCGAAAATAGTTTTTTCACCGGTTTTTAGGCCTGTAAAAATAACATTCATATTTGTATCAATCATATATATTTTACCATCGTCGGCAATATACAGAAGTTTTCTTTCACCATCGGCTTTATCGGTAACAGTGTAATTTTTTAAAATACTTTTGATATTAGTACCTTCTTTGATAGGTTGTATATTTTCAACTTGTAATGTATTTGATGAGGGTCCTACGAAATCACTTGGATAAACCCGTCTTGGTTTTTCGTATTTCTCGGCGTGTATCAAACGCATATATGATTGTAAAATTGTATCGCGCTCTACATATGAAATAGGATATTTTGTTCCTTGTAATCCGCCTAATACAATTCTAATTGATTTGCGGATTGATTCCATGAGTTTTTGCATAGTATTATATTCAGTACCAGTTCCAACCTTGGAATTATCAATTTCTAATTCAATTTCATAATTTTCAGTATTATTGAAAACGCCGGCTTCTTGGATAGTATATTCTGGCATGACAACTCTGTTTGTTTTTTTCGACATTTTTACAATACTTAGGTCAGCAAAGATAGGATAATCTGGGTGATAAAAACGAACACGGTTCATGCTACGAAACATTTTTTTGGAATCTTCCCATCTAGAAATGATATTCCTAGAAACATTGGATTGAACGTTATAATCTTGTTCTGTCTGGAAAGAAACGCGGAAATTGAAATCATCCATATCTAATTTTGGTATAAATGCGCCTGATTTATCAACTGCTGTAGTTTTTTGTGTGAATTTGAGTTTGTTGAAAACGGTAGATGGCATATCAATAATACGCTGTATACTATTGGTACGACAATATTCTTGAATAATATCTGAACCCACTAATTCAGCACGAATATTGGACATTTTTACTTTGCCTGTACGAACATCGGTATATTCACAAGAAATTCTCAGGATTTGTATTCCAGATTCGACCTCTGGTTTGAATCCATATGAATACAATTGTTTTACTACATTATCATAATCAATTTTGGAAATAGGACGGGATAATTTTGTATTCGTACCAAAACGAATTTCTAGCTCATTTGATTTACGGCCTGAAGAAATATGTGGATTACTTTCTAAATAATGTTTTACTATTGTTTCAAATTCTTCTTTTTTTTGTTTTATTGTTTTAGGTTTGGTTTCGATAGGTTGTGTTTCTGGTGATTTCATAGTTATTGTATTTTTTTCAGAATCTATTTCCACATTTTTTTCCATCCTATAATATGTTTTCTTATATAATAAAATAACATATTATTTCTTTAGTTCAATTTTTCAAATTCATTTAGTCATTAATAATAATTCAATATCGTATATCTATAAAAAGTAATTTATATATATTTTATATTATATATATTATGTCTAGTCTTATTGGACAATCAGTGGGCGGTAGTGTAATTACAATTGCTGTAAAAACCGATGCATATAATACTGGCATTTATGGAGGCACTTCTTATGGAAGTAATACTTATACATATAATGGTAAAACTTTTACAAAAATAACGTTAACTGCGGACTCAACATTTAATAATGGTAATTATACTGCTTATTACAGTAATGATACCAGTATTTCTATAAGCACTCTAAGTAATAATACAAATTTATTATATTTAGCTGTAGGCACCAATAGTACTACTGATCTCGTTAATCTACAAAATGTTACTAGTTTGCAAGCGGTCTATATAGACCGCACTAATTATGCGGGCACATATAATATTGATAGAGGTGGAAATAATCCATTTCGTGGCGAGAACTGTCCAAATCTTCAAGCAATAAGGGTAAATCCTAATAATCCGTTAATTGTATCAATCGACGATATATTGTATTACAAAGACTTAACGACATTAATATGTCATCCAGCACAAAAACAATCAGTAAGTTATACAGCTCCAAACACTTTATTAAAGGTTAATGAACGTGCATTTGAAAAATGTTCACTTCTTCAAAATATTAAACTTTATTATGTTACTACTATTGGAAGTGGTGCATTTGTCAATGTTAATAGTCTAAATTCTATTACTATACCTAGTGTTAATTCCACCACACTTAATAACGCATTTTCTGGAATAATAAATCCATTAACAGTATATACAAAATCTACAAATAGCATTGTAAGAACCTACACATTTCCAAATGGTTCGACTATAATAAATCTTAACAATGATACTACTTTATCGACTTTTGAAATTAATGGGACATCGTCATTTAATAATGTTATAATTCCATTACAAAATGGTAGACTAACTTTATTTAATGGATTTATTTTTACTGCACCATATGGAACAACTTCTGTATCAATTGTAGCAATTCCTACCAATAATCTTACAACTGTTACAATTACAGGTGATAAGAATTTTACAACCGGATACAATCCAGTACTTATTACAGCAGTTGCAGAAGATTCCACTACGGTAGTTTATACAATTTTAGTTAACGTAGAAGCAATACCTTGTTTTAAAGAAGATACAAAAATATTGACTATAAATGGTTATGTTACTATTCAAAACCTAAGAAAGGGTGATTTAATAAAAACATTGAAAAATGAATACGTTCCTATAAATATAATTGGTTCTAAAATTATAATGAATGAAGATTCTGATTTAATAATAGATAAATTATTTGTATGCACTAACGAAAATTATCCAGAAATATTCGAAGATTTGTATATTACAGGTTTACATTCTATACTAGTTGATAATTTAACTAAAACACAACTTGACAATATAATCAAATTATATGATTTAACTGATGAAATTTATGTAACAGATGATAAATATAGATTACCTGTTTGTTACGATGAAAGAGCAAAAATGTATGAAACCAAAGGAGAGTTCAAAATTTATCATTTAGCATTGGATAATGAAAATGAAGTTAGTAATTATGGTATTTATGCCAATGGATTATTAGTTGAAACTACTTCTATAAAACTTTTAAAAGAATCTAATATGACATTTATTGAATAAAATTATTTCCAAACAAGAACATCACATAATTCTTGATATAATTCCGGTTTTTTATATTTTTTATTTTCATTATATATGCCTAGCTGTTTCGCAATATTATACAAATCCTCTGCATGATAGTTAGAAATAGGCTTCAAAGGTCTCAAATAATTTTCCAAACAAAAAACTGTTGTTTTCATTTCATCAACTTGTTGTTTCGATAATGGCTGAACTTGTAATTTATATTTACTAAAATTGTCTTTATATAATACATAAGTTGGTAATTCGTTGTCGATATTCGATACAAATTCAATCATCTTTTTACCTGTCGCATCTACTATTAATATATTAATATTAAAAAAAATAATCATACCAATCATACTCAAAAAACTAGTTTCACGAACCGATGTCAATAATTCAGATAATATTTCTTGAACAGCTGCTTTTGTGATTTTTATGTTTGTTCGTTTCATTTTACTAGCATTAGATGGTATCCAATTTCCAATTTTTTGTTTTATTTCTAATTCTTTCACGCCATAATTTCGTGATACTTGTAGATAATCGTTATATCCATAGATTGCAATATAAATACACCAAAATAGACTATCTTGATGGGTTGGTGAAAGATATTCGATGTTGAGAGTTGGCTCCATTACAATTGTTTCTTGTTCCGCGACAGTAATCTCTGGTTTTATACAGTTGCCAGCTACGATTTCAATTTGTTTTTCTGGTTCGTCTACTACTAAACAAGATTTCGTAAACATATGTTTACCCAAAATATCAATAATATCACCTTCGGGGTCTTTTGGTAAAAAGAATAATTTATTGGTTGTAGTATAACTATTTGACATCTACTTTGTTTATCGAGCTATATAATACCGTCGGATTGTCTTTATCTTCTTTTTCAATAAAGAATGCATTTTTGAACTCCTCTTTTTGATATTCAATTGTATTAAGTGACTCTTCTTGGTGTTGCACGTATTCAACATATTTTGTGATTTCTTCAATTGTCTCATCACCTAAAAACGACAAATTTACATAACACCCACTTTTATTTTCATTTATTTTACAAAGATTTTTCATTAATAATTGTAATATTTCTATCTGATGGTATTTGTTTAATAATTCGATGTTTTTTTTTAATTTTTCAAGATTATTAATTTTATCCATAGACATTGTTATTTGTATATAGATACATTTAAAAAATCATTTATATTGTTTTTTTAAATGTTTTTTGATTATATCATTTATAAATCATCACCAGGTTCGCCACCAATTTGTTCCCTTGATTCGACCAATTTAGCAATAACACATATATAAGGGTCATTCAATTCAAACCGTACACCAGCAATACGAACTTTGATTTTCATATTTTCTTTGATTTCACTAAATGATTTTTCAGTAAAGTGATGGTCTCTTGCAACGAATACTGTGATTGGAACAGCACCAGTATCATCGGCTACTTCAGCATGAATACCAGCTTTTGTAATAGTTTTAGTTTCACATTCTACAAGCATACCTTCAACTGGATGACAAACCATACATTCAAATACTACTTGAAATTCGACTTTTTCATTATTGACGGTTCCGCTAGAATAATTCATTATTTTTACTGAACCTGGTCGAATAAATCCTTCTGGAATGCATTTACCTTCTATTTTTTTCGATATCATTCGTTCTAAATTTTGTTTAATGTTTTTTCCGACTTCACGTATAGACAATGCTACTTTCATAGTAAGCATGGAATTTTCATAAACACCGAATATTTTATTTTGTGGTCGTCTTTCAAATTGCATTTTGGATATATATAAATATGTGTTTATATTTATATTGATTTCAATTTTTTGAATATGAATATAAACAATAAAAAATACATGTTTCTAATAAGGTTTTATTACATATGACCAATCGCTCACATTACGTTTTTTACATTCTTCATTATATGCATCTTTAATTTCTTCATTGCCATTTTTATTTTGAAAAAGAATATTATCCTTTGTATCTGTTACATATTCTGAATATTGTTTGAATTTCAAAAAATGTATTGTATTTATTATGTTATTTGTATTATTTAAATACATTATACCTTCTTTTCCTACAAAACTTTCATTTTCGTGCAATCTCATATAAAGATTCGTTTTTTGCCCTATTAAACCTGGACCGGCTATATTTAATTTGAAACTTGGTAAAATATCATTTTTTACATTATGAACAATTTGTCCGATACACTCTAATAAAATTGGATTATTTGGAACTGTTCCTATAAATGCATTGAATAAACAATGTTTTTCATTATCAATATTCAAATCAATTGGAATAATATAATCAGTATACTCATTTATAAAATCATCTATCTTTCCAATGCATAATGTATCAATATCAGCATAAAATCCACCATATTTATATAATATACAATATCTCCACAAATCTGCTCTGAATGCTCCCGTATTTATTTTATCATATGCATTTATTACTTCGATACTGAAATTTTCAACTATAAAATTTCTAGACATATTGTTATCATATAAAAAATATTCATAATCCGGATTGTTTATTTTCCAAGTATCTATTATTTTTTGAAGTTTTTCAGAAACATTTAAATTTGTCCATGTTTGAAAAATTTTTTTAGGTATTTTTGAAAAATTCATTATTTATTCTAAGTGGCAATTTTTATATAGTTTATATAAAAATTATTTTTATTTCAGTAATTATTATTCATCACAAATATAGTGGCGTAATAAAGATATTCTATTCCATGGATGTTACATATTTTGTGTTTGATTGATAGTTTTTATGCATTTATTGAATATTAGTTTTGCCCAGTATATATTCAACACTAGTAACCCGTAAACGGCACCATAAATTGTTAGCATTTCGTGTGGTTTATGTGAATATTTATTGATAACAAAATAAAACTCCTTGTTCAATATAAGGTTTGAACCATATTTGTAGAGACGAAAATAAAAAAATGTCGAAACAAAGCATATTTTGTTGGATTTTTTCAAAATGTTCTCTAATAGGACATTTGACCCCCATGTAAAATCATTCAAAATGTCTTTTATAATCAAAAAATTAGTTGATATTTCACTAAAAAGGATATTAGTTATAACAAAACCAATTTCAACCATAGGTATATTTCTATGTGTATTCATATAAAAAGCCATCATCAATACAAAAATATGATGTAAAATCATATCACGTCTTTTCAAAAAACATAGGTCGAATAGACAATAGACAGCAACCCCATTTGAACATACAAAAATATTATAATTTTGCGTTGAGCATATAGTAGAAATTATAGATATAAACAATGGAATATATTGTAAATATAATTGTTTCGAATTCATTTTTATATCTATACAAGAGGTGTCTTTATAATATTTTATAAAAATATTTCTACAAAATTGAACTACATTATTGATTTATAGTTGTATATACAAATCAATATCAACCCAATAACAAAATGAAAGATTCTTTTTGGATTTATGTAAAAGATTGCATGTTGTTCTCTACCCATTTTATAATCGAAATCACTTTGATACCAATTCACGAAATGAACGATGCATACAAACGTGCTGAAAAGAAAATGGATATTGAGTAAAAAATTGAATGACAATATCAAAATCAATCAATATATAACGCTTAGATTTATTCGTTATTTCTAAAAAATGTTCAGACAGGATTTTCAAAAAATATTTACCATGTGTTATCCAAATGAACGATTCGCTATTATTGAAAAAATAAATAATAGTGAATTAGTTTCAGAAACTATTATTGGTAAAAATCAAGATTGGTGGTTAAAAAAGCATAACCCCGATAATGAAATTCCCAGAAACATTTATTTATCAGGCGATGGAACACTAGAAGAATTATATAAAAAATATATAATCAAATATGGTTCAATTGAATGGGATGAATTTATAAATTATACACGTGAATTACAAAAACAAAAAATTATGTTATAAATTTACCAAATTATTAAAAATAGTCTTTTCTATATCAAAAAACCATGTTTTTCGGACCATTGGATTTTTTTCCATTTCGATTTCATTATAATATCTCATTAATATTTCCAACATCACACAAAATCCGGTTTTTTTTATTTCCATCGATGTTTTATCATTATAAATATTACGTTCGCCCCCCTCCTCAAAAAACGGTCCAGTTTCGAGAACCTTATTAATTCTTTTAATCGTATCACTTTTTGTACTTCCGCTACATTTCAGTCCTATGTTATTACGTTTATCAGTCATATCTTTTGTTTTGAATACAACTCCTTCCTTTTTGAAATGTTGCATAAAACCTACAAAATTATTGATATTTACTCTAGCAATTTGATATTTATTTTGTATTATAGTTTGAAACAATAAATTATCACTAGGTTTTGATTTATTCCATTCCTTTGTTTCTTGATTTTGAACAAACAATGAGATTTTTTTATCAAGTTCGAGAACAATTCCCTTGATACCATTTCTTTCTACCAGTTTTTCATAGAAATATTGTTTTATTATTTTTTCATTATCATCTGTTGGTTCAATATCAATGACATTATAAAAGTAATTAATTAAAAATATACGATTTTCACTTGATAACGTATCTAAAAAATGATATATAATATATTTATTTACTTTTTCGGGTGGAACATAATGAATGTTCTCATTTGTTAAAATAGCATACACACGCCCACAGTGAACATACCAATCATTTTCATCTTCTGTTAATTTTATTTTATTAAATGCATTTTGTTTTTCTGTTTCAATAACATATAATTGTTCGTTTAATTCATTGATAATGTCTTCATATTTATTATTGGATTCTTCAATGTTCTCATTAATTGATTTTTGATTATTTTCGTTTTGTATAATCGGTTTTTTATTTTTTTCCATATCTATTTGCATTTCTAGATATATATTTTTTTGGTCAATAGGTATAGAACGGTCAAATAAACTACTTCGTTCGTCTGTTATTTCGATAGGTTGGAAAATGTAGTTTTCATTATTATTTATCAAATACCCAATACGACCATACTTATCTATAATTGTTTCATTTTCATTATTTATAAATCTCGATAGAACATAATCAATTTGTTCTTCGGGGTATTTACGTAGAATATTGATAGAATTTATTAAATGTTCTCGATTATAGAAAAATTGTTCCCTGAAAAGTTGGCGAATTCTCTTTGTAATGGCCGAATAATTAGTTTTTAAATAATCAATATTGTATGTATTTTTAGTAATTTTAGAATCAGTTATTTCTATATTTGGAGAACACATAAAATTACAGTTGTCTTTATAATCACATAAATCAGTAAATGGTTTATCACCAACTTTGTATTCGATTGGTTCTATTTTGCTAGAAAGTTGTATTTCTATTTTTTGATTAGCAACGTTCTCTAATAATTTATCAATAGTAAGATTTGTTTGTGAAATATTCAATAAACAATCAACAGCGACTTCTTTCATTAGACGTGTAATATTACCTATTAAAATTGCCTTAGATTCGGCATAACGATATAAATACATATCGGCGGGTTCTTCGTTTTGTTTTGAATTAGTAGAATGTAAATAAATTTCAACGTTACGTTTTTCAAAAGGAAGACCACAATGACTTAGATTTCTTACTCCTCTACCAATAATTTGTTCTAATCGATTCAAATTATACCAAGGTGATAAAATATGGACTTGACGAATGTTCTTGAAATCAAGTCCTTCTGCGGCAGCTTGACTAATTAAAATTACTTTTACATTTTCACCATTAATATTATTTTTATCTGTTACATATTTTATGTCTGCCAAATTATTAGGCGAGAACGTCTTATCGCCGGTAATCATTACATATTTCGCTTGTGAAAATTCTCCAATTGGTTTACCACGATGGGTTTCGCCCGTTTGTTTTGCTTTAAAAAATTCATCTTTTGTTTTCATGGTAATAGCATCTAGCATTTTATCACTTGATGGAGGCGTTTTTAAAAGAGACGTAGTATGAGAAGCAAAACCATATCGCGTGAAACCCATTTCTTCTAACATAAGAGCAAGTGGAACAACACCACCATCAATATATTGTGAATAAATCATAATAATACCTTCTGAATTTTTTATTATTTTGGAGATATTGCCTATTTTACCACTATATTTACCAATATTATCTGAATGGAATATTCTACCATATTTTTCTAATATTTCTGGTTTATATTCGAAGTTTTTTCGTAATTCGTAGGATGAGCGTATTGTTTCATATGTCATTATTCTTGAAAGGCCCGTTTTTCCAGTCATATTTTTTACAATTTCTGTATTTTTTTCTATATTAGATTCTATGGATGAAGAATCAGAAGTACTTGTGCTTGTGCTTTCTACTGAATCAGGGTCACCGCCATTTGAAATGCCTAGTGATTTTCCAACACTTTGTAAAATGGATGATTCTTCACTAGATTGTTCACTAGATTGTTCACTAGATTCTTCAGCAATAACGATTTTATCGTCTTCAAAATCAGGATTTGGAAAGATAATATTCAAAGATTCTAATGGCTGCTGTAAATAAGTATAACCAAAAGATTCCATGTTTTCAAAACTAGGCATTTCTCGTTCTTCACCTTGTGCATTGAAAGTATTGAACGATTTATTACGTAGATTTTCCATAATAAATTTATATGCCTTTTCTTGATATTCACCAAAAGGATTCAAAAAAATAGGTAAATGTTGTAATGGTTTTTCAATAGGCTTCAAATTCATTTGCAATGCCGGATATTTTTGATTTTCATTTGTTTCCATAAACGTATTATCTGGCGAAAATGTATCGGGATAAATGCGAAATGGAAATGTATAAGGGTTCTCACCACGAACATAAGAAACATAGCCTGTTAGTTTTCGTTTCAAAAGTTCTCTACCACCCTCTAATTTCAATCCATCTTTAGTAGTTCGCTCTTCAAGAAAATCGCCATCTTTATCAAAAACATCTTCTGCTCTTATAGAACTACGTTTATCTACAGCATTCATCAAATTAGTTAGCCAAATGATTTCTTTGAAATTATTATATACAGGAGTAGCAGATAATAACAAAAGCCGGATATTTTGTGCATAACGTGCGATACGCATCAATAAACTACCTACTTTTTTTGCTTCTTTGTTTTCTTGTGCAAGAGTAATATTATGTACTTCATCAATAATAATCAAACGATTATTGAAAAATTGGCGTATTTTCTTTGTTTCCAGGTTTTTTTGTTCTTTGGTAGCTTCTTTTTCAATGTCTTGGTCTTTTGTTTCAGAGCGAATAATATTTGCAAATTTATCATAACCAACAAATTGATAGTATGTTTTAATTAGATTATTGATTTCTTTGATAATATCATTTCTACTTAGCTTGTTCATAGAAGATGGATTAATTTCATTTAATAATGCATTTCCAATACAGGTTTCTAAATTCCATAATCCATTTTCATTTTTCAATTTACGGTCATCAAATAGTTGTAAACGAAAATTATTTTGAACATTGGGTGAAGCAACAATCAATATACGTTTATTTTTTTGTACTAAACCGACTTGTTTCATATAACTACGCATTTCTTCTGCGACACCAATTGCACTGCAAGTTTTACCAGATCCTAACATATGGTACAACAAAAGGCAATTATAAGGTGTTTGATAAGATAAGAAATTTTTAACAAATAATTGATGGGGTAATAATTCAAAGTCTGAATTACACATTTTTTCAGCTTGTTCTTTTATGTCATAAATGCTACCATCAAATTTAGTATCATGGAATTCTTTTCGTTTTGCAATTTTTATATTGAAATTTGGGTCATTTAAATCTGGATATAAAAAATCGTAGTCATTTGATTCGTCAGAATTCATTTTTTCATGTTCTAATTTTTCTTTATTGAATAAAAAGGTGTTATATTCTTTCGAATCTGTGTCACGGTTCTCGGGAATACCGATATCTTCTTGTAAATTCTTTTCGATTTCAGTTATTTCATATATTTTATTTGGCAATTCTTCTGAATCAATCGATTCATTCACAACAGGTTGAGTTAAAATTGATTCTTCGATTTTCTCTTCTTCAATAAATGGTTCTTGAATAGGTGCTGACAAAGGATTTTGTATTTGGTCTTCAATTGGTTCATCATTTGTATCTTCTAGAACATCTTCAAATATTTCTTCTACCGGTAATTCTAGAGGTTTTTCGGGTAATTCTTTGAAAATCTCAGAAGGCACTCTGGGCTCATTATTATTTATTTTCAAAACTCGTTTCTGTGTTTTATTTGGGGCGGAAATGTTTGTTAATAATGCTAATATCAAATCACCTCGAAATCTACCATATTTTGTTCTATTTTTTTTCTCTATTATATCGACTAATTTGTTGTCAGATATTTTTTTTGGTTCATAAAAAGCATTTATTTCTTGTTTGTAAATACTATTTTCATCACTATTATTGGTTATTTTTATCATTTTATCGATATTACTAGCATGTTCAAATCGCATTTCATATCCATAAAAAGTATGGTTAAGTATAATTCTTTCCTTTTTTTGTTTATGAGTTTTATTATCAATAATTGGATAATTTATTTTCAATTTCAGTTTTGGTTCTGGTTTTGATTCTTCTGGTTCTGATTCTTCTGGTTCGGCTTCTTCCTGTTCGGCAGTTTCTGGCACTACTTCTTCCTGTTCGGCTTCTTCTGGTACTGTTTCAGGTGATTTTTTTAACAGATATTTAATAATTTGATTATCTTTTGTAACTTTTGCACCATTTACTTGTGTAATTTTTTCAGCTAATCCTTCAGCTAATTCTTCAAAAGTAGATTTATTTTCACTTCGAATTGGTGATTTTTTTTTGGTACTTCTTTTTGGTGATGTTTTTTTATTAGGTTCCTTTATTTTCATTGTTTTTTTGTTAGAAGACATTTTATATATACTTAAATTATCAATATATTATAATTATATTTATAATTCGATTTGAAGAATCAAACAGAAAATATTCGAAGAGATTTTATTATATTATTGATATTAGTAAGCATTCTTATTTTTTCTAAATTATATGGCCGTATAGCGCTTATGCAATCATCAAATTTTTTCCATTCTAATTTACTAACTTCTGATTTTTGAAATTTGTCTATAACAAGTGTATTATTATATTTCATATAAGCCAAATAATATTTATGTTTATATGACTTATAATTTGACCCTGTGAAAATTTCTTCAAAAGGATAGATATTTTGGAATGTCATAATCTGCTTTGTGCTATAACCAGTCTCTTCGTTGAATTCACGTAAAGCGCATTCAAAATCTGTTTCTTGATAATTTCTACGGCCTTTTGGAAACCCCCATTCAGGCTCTTCCCATAATGGATAATGATTACTTTCCTCAATCAATAATTCCAAAGTATAATAATTATTGTTTATTGATATACCATTTGTTAATGAATTTAATTTTTCATAAGAAATAATTTCTTCTGATTTATATTGTGATGAAACTGATTTTGTTCCCCATAAATCAATCCATAATTCTTCAAAATTAAGCGTTTTTAATTTTTGTTTTTCATCATTAGTCATTTGTTTTAGCATATTTAAAATATAGTCCTTATTGAAAACCGAATACTTACCTCTAATAAAATCGATATATCCTAAAGTATCTTTACGACAAATCATCAAATATTCTATTTCGTCATTATGAATACGAAAAGATATCAATCCTATACTTGTAATCGGCATTTTACATTGATGATATAGATGTCCTTGTTTTCCACAATTATTACAATATGAATCATTCATTTATTATTCCGATTTATCTAGATAATTATATTCGCTAATCTTTATATATTTATAATAAAAATGCATTTTGACCCATCTGTTTGGGGACCTCATTATTGGTTTTTTATACATACTATAGCGGAGTCATATCCTATGACCCCCAATGATATTACAAAACGTAAATATTATGATTTTATACAAAACATACCATTGTTCATACCTATTTCAGAAATGGGAGATAAATTTAGTAAGATATTAGATAAATATCCAGTAACGCCTTATTTAGATAACCGTGAATCATTTGTTCGTTGGACACATTTCATTCATAACAAATACAATTCCATGTTAGGAAAGGAAGAGATACCGCTAGTGTTAGCTTTAGATAAATATAGAGCTGAATATAAACCAAAACCTATTTATATATCCGAAAAAATAAAAATGAGAAAACAGCATGTTATAATGGGTATTATTTTGATTTTGTTTATTTTGATTATTGTATACTATAAGTGAAAATAACAATAAAACAATAAAACAATAAAAACATTCGTATATGATGTTTTCTCGATATAATATAATATAATTAATATAATTAAAGGATGCGTATTGAAATTTTGATATTTGCAGTTGCAGCATTTTTAATGGCAAATGTATATACTGAAGGAAAATATATGAAAATATTACAATCTGGTAAAAAATATTATCAAATGGCTGGTATCGCATTTGTAGCATTAATGTTGTATATTTTAATAAAAAGAAATCCGGCTAGAGCACAAGATATCATGTCTACAACAAACGATTATATAAAATATTTACCAATAGACAAAGGAACAACGAGTATTATATCGCCGATTTTAGATTTTACATCAAAACATAATTTTGTGAATGGTCAATATACTAGCATCGATGGTGGTGATTATGATAGTTATAATCATCCTATAATCGCAATGCCAAAAACACCTACTCAAAATTCAGCAGAACAACGTATAACAAATTCAGGAAAAAAAGCAACAAAACGGTCTGTGAGTGAAACAAAAAAGAAATTTGTTGCATCTAGACAGAATTGGAAATGTGGAGATTGTCAGACACAATTGAATGCATGGTTTGAAGTCGACCATATAAAACGATTAGAATATGGTGGAAGTAATCATATAGATAATTTAGTAGCATTATGTAGGGAATGTCATGGTAAAAAAACAACAATCGAAAATTTGTAAAAATGAATATCATTGTAAAGGTAAATGCATAATTATTTAATTCTATCTATATATTAAATAACTATACAATAAAATGTTAAATAATATATCGAATAATATATCAAATTCTGTAGAATATTTCAATAATACTCACATAGAAAAACCGACTGAATCAAAATCATTAATTTATGACTTTTTGGTATATATATATACTTTAATAATAGGTATTTATTCTTTTTTTATTAATACAATTTCTACGTTTGGTAATTTAATTTCTAAGATAATAATTGAATTTTGGCAAAATATAACAAAAAGTTTTACTTCTGAAGAATTGAAATATATAATTTTCAAATATTCTTTATTTTATTTATTTATTTTCATATTGATTGTAGTATTAAATTTTGCATCAAATGATGTAAATACACTAACTAGTCGGTATTATGTTTATGCTATAATGATAATCATGCCTCTTATAGGATTATTTTATTATATATTACAAGGCGATTCATCAAATAGTGGTAATTTGAAAAATGTTTTCATGATAGGCACATTTTTAACTTTATTTGCTGCAGTTCTCTACTTTTATTCTTCGATTAATTTATCAGATACCGCATTTTCATATGTTTCTTATTTAATTAATATTATTATCCTTTTGATTGTGCTTTTTGGATTAGCAATATTTTTTTATATTTTTGGAAATTATTTGAAATCATTGAATAATATCGCCGGATTTATAGTTTATATCATATTTTATATTCCATGTTTAATCATTGATTTTCTCACATATTTATTGAAAGAAATTCGTATGACGTCAAAGTTAATTTATGCATTATTTATAATTGAAATTCTTTTGATTTTATTATATGTTTATTCAAGTGTTATTGTAAATTATTTAACTAAAAATACATCAAATAATATTGTTTTATTAAATGATTCTCAATTTTTGAATACAAAATCAACAATAAGTAATAGTTATTATTTAAAAATGGAAAACAATTCTGATAATACGCCATTTATATATAGAAGAAATTACGCTATATCAATGTGGATTTATTTGAATAATCAACCACCCAATAATTTATCGTATTCAAAGGAAACTGAAATATTTAATTACGGTAATGGAAAACCTAGAATAACATATTTCAATGATGCATCAACACCTTCAACCAAAGATAAATATATTTTTTATTTTACTGATTTGAAAAATGGTACTACTAATAGCTATACTATGACATTACCAAATCAAAAATGGAACAATATTGTATTCAATTATAATTCAGACAAAGTCGATTTATTTATCAATGGTATTTTAGAAAGAACATTTGTTTTTAATAATAATATGCCCAATTATTTATCAACAGATACTGTTTCAATAGGTGCTGAAAATGGACTTGATGGTGCCATTTGTAATATAAATTATTACAAAGAACCTTTGACAAAATCAAAAATCGCTATTAATTATAATCTATTGAAGATGAAAAACCCACCACTATTAGTATAAATAATGATACATTTTATAAAAAATATTTTATACTGTTATTTTATAATGAGTACAAATTCTATTATTATTATTTTAGGAATTATAATTATTATTTTATTTTATATTCTTTATAATTATGTAACGAATACATCTACGAAATTACAATCTCAATCAAAATTAATTGATAATATTCCTGGGATTGCTATAACAAACCCAACATCTACTAGATATGCTTACGGAATTTGGATTTATGTAAATTCATGGCAACCTGGTATAAATCATATAATTTTTAACAGAGATAAAAATTTAAAGTTATATTTAGACAAAAATGCGCCAACATTATATTTAGACATGACTATGAGTAATGATACAGTAAACACTATGACTATTACTGATAATTTTCCATTACAAAAATGGGTATGTATTATTGTAAGTGTTGATAATCAATTTGTAGATACTTATTTGAATGGTAAATTAGTACAATCAATGAGATTTTATAAAATTACGCAAAATGGTTCTAGTAATATAATTACAACTCCTTCAGTGCCTCCTGATGCAACAACATTAATTCATCTTGGTAATAGTCAAATGCAACCAATAATCGGCTGGAATGCGAATGTTAGTGAATTTTATCGCTGGAGTTCCGCACCAATGGACCCTCAAACTGCATGGGATTTTTACTTAAAAGGTAATGGTACTTCTATGATTAGTAATTATTTAGGTAACTATAACGCAAATCTTCAGATAATTAAAAACAATACACCTTACAATTACAATATATTTTAGACACTATAGAAAAAATATATAAAGGTGTAAAATTCAATTTCATATTTAGTATCACACCTAGTTCAGTTGAATTTATCAATATCAATAAAAAAATATTCTAAAATTATATTTTTTTATTTATATAACTTTTGTTATTATAATATATACTTTTTATAATATCATAATATGAATCCAATACCACAAATACCACAAATATCAGAAATAAGGGCACCTGAACAAATGAAAAATATTGGAGAAAATATAGGTAATTCAGTTAGTCAAATAAAAACAAATATAAATTCTTCTGTTGAAGGATTCTCTCAACAAACACAGGCAGGGTTAGGTTCAACAACGGAATTTTTACAATCAAATACAATATTTGCAAAGTTCGCATTTTTATTATTAGCTATTATTTTATTTGTATTATCGATTTCTTTAGGAATATTTTTGATTCAATATTTTTTGTCACCACCAAGAAATCCATACTTGATAAACGGATTGAAAAATGGTAATGAAAATGCAATTTTTACTCAAAATCCAAATGATAAACAATCAATACAAATTCTACGCTCAAATAATGAAACAACTGGTTTAGAATTTACTTGGTGTTTTTGGTTATATATTAATGATTTGAATACAAGTTCTACCATGTATCAGCATATTTTCAATAAAGGAGATAGAAGTTATAATACTACTACTGGAATTGCATCAGTAAACAATGGTCCGGGTGTTTATATTGCTCCTGGTTCCAACAGTTTACGTATTATGATGGATTCATCTTTACCAAATGATTCAAATATTATTGATGTAAGTAATGTTCCTATTCGAAATTGGTTTCATGTAGCAATTCGTATTCAAAATGTAGTAATGGATGTATATATCAATGGTGTTATATCATCAAGGTATATTTTAACAAACGTTCCAAAACAAAATTACAATGATGTTTATTATGCTCAAAATGGTGGATTTGCTGGAAATATCTCAAATCTTCGTTACTATGATTATGCATTGAGTGTTTTTGAATTAAATTCGATTAATTCTAGTGGCCCTAATTTGACTCCAGCCACAAAGTCAACAACTAATATTAATACGAATTTTGAATATATTTCAAATTCATGGTATAATACCAAATTAAAATAAAAATAAACGATTTTTTATCATATAATACCTATATTATTATATAATAATGTCTAATTTTTTGAATTTAGAGTCAATATGTTACCAACGCAAACAACAACAATTATATAATACTCCTTTACCTAGGTATACACCTATTTCACCATATCCAAATTATACTCAATTTCAATTAAATATGCGAAGAAAAGCTGAAATATTGAAATATAGTAGTAATTTGTCTAGTTCACAAACTAATAATTTAACAAGAAATCAACGATTTGCAAAGATTGTAAATGGTAAATATAGAGGTAATGCGGTATTTTGTCCAAATGATTTGTCTTTAGCTACATTATCTAGTTCTTGTGATGTTCCTGGACCAATTACCATTTTGTACAATGATACAAATATTCCATTGTATAATTTTTCAACAAAGGTAGCTGCTTATGCTGTTGATAATACTACTACCCCCAAGAATTATTATACAAACATTTATAATAATGTCATTATTCCAAACAATACTGAAACATCTATAGCCTCCTTATTTATTCAAAATAATAATAATCAAATAAGTAATACATTTTCAATACAAACACCTATTGCTTTTCATATATCTGGTTCTAATATTACTCAAGTCGGACCATATGATTTATCAATGTCATTAGAATCAATTTCTATAATAAATTATTATAGTGAAGAAGTAACTTTATTAAATGGCACACCCACTTATTATTATAACAATAATAAGAACGTTCCTATTCAATTGACATTAAGCCCACCTGATAATAATACAAGTCCTTTTTCATTTTCAGCTTTTGTTTATGCTGGTATGTTAACTATATCCAATATAAATTTATATACTCAGCCAGGATATGTTTATGATATAAAAATAATTTTTAATGTAAATTTATCTTCAACAAATAAATCTAATTCTAGTATTATAAACAATACTTTTGTATCAATGTATACTAATTTATCGAATGATTTATATAGTGATATTGTTAGACCTGGAGGAAATCCTTTAAATAATATAAATCCATACAATTGTATTATCAATTCTGGAACTTCTAATGATACATATGTAACTGCAAATATCAATACAAATTAGTATTTGATATTATTTATAGCTCATTTCATAAAATTGTAAATATTGAATAGAATATTCTACTATTTTTGGCAAATTTGTTGAAAAGGTAGATAAATCAAATTCATATTCTTCTGTTCTATTATTAATATAATATGTCATATATTCAATAATATCCAAATATTTTTTAATTTCTACAAATATATTCATATTATCAATGTTATGTTGATGATAAAATATATTGTCTAATAATAATTGTGGGTGTTTCAAAAAAACAATCGTTTCGTAATTCAATGGTTTTTCAATATGCTTTTCGAATATTGTATATATTTGTTTGCATTGATTTATAAATTCAGTATTTTTATAAAACGTTTCTTTTGTTGTTTTTATTTTATCAATTTTACCATTCAAAGTAAATGTGTTTTCTAGATTTTTACAATATACTGAAAACCAATCTATATCATTAAGAAAATCTTTTTTTATATTTATATTTTTCAACATTTGCTTTATTTTGTTGTATTCTGTTAATTGTTTTTGTAAACTATTAATTTCGTTTTGTAATAATTGTTTATTTTGTATAAAATCATAATTGTATTTTGTATATATATTGTTCAATATCTTTTTGTTTTCTAATGGTTTCATGTAATTTGCGAATTCGAATTCCAAACAATTTGCTAATTGCTGTGGTATTATTTCCATAGAGTAACTTCCACCACGTACGTATTCGATTCCATATTTTTGCATATTTTGTTTTACATAATAATCCAATTCAGATACATCATAACATTCTATGTGATTTGTTATTTTTATTGGTGGGTTGTTTTTTACAAAATCATACATAAATTCAGATTCTTTCATAATTTGCTGTTCATCGGTTAAATTTGTCAAATGTAAAAAATACTTTTCGTTTTGTAGCTCTATCATATAAATAAAATATTGATTGTTTTCCATTTTTGTGTGTGTTATAATATAAAAACTGTTTAGTATTTATATTATTTTTTTGTTGTATGATTGTTTTTGCGTTTTTTATGAAAAATAATATAATTACTGAAAGTTATATTATTTTATTGTTTAGTTTGGACAGATTTCAATGAAAATGGCATATTAGAAGTATAAGTAGGATTCAAACACATTTGTTGTGTTGGAAATACCTGTCCCGATAAGCATTTGTCACTGTCAGCGATTTCGATACATCCACGACGCCCTTCATATTCACCTACCAAACACCATCTGGATTTTATAGAAGATATTGGATTTTGTATCGGATTTGCACTTTTATCTGGTTTTGGTTCTTCTAACTTCTCTGGTTGTGGCTTTGGTTGTGGTTGTGGTTGTGGTTGTGGTTGTGGTTGTGGCTGTGGCTGTGGCTGTGGTTGTGGCTGTGGTTGTGGCTGTTGTAGTTGTGATTGCTGTGAGTGTGGGTATGGTTCTGGTTTATTGCCACTTGCTTTTAAAAACAAACCTGCAATAGAATGAACCACTCCATCTAATATATCAATTCCGGTCTTACTTGCATCACTTACTACATCTGATGATTTATGAATAACAGTTCCAGTTGTATATCCAAACAATGATAAAAAATTAAAAAAAACAGGTACGAAAACGTTTGAAAGACGTTGAAAAAAATCACCAAAAATTATAAATAAATTTATTCCTAAAAAAGATAAAATTAGTAAAACTAGTAGTGCTATTATAATTGTATTTTTATTACTAAACATATCACTTGAATTGTTTAATTTAGGAAATTCTTCTTGAGATGTATTATTATCCATTTCTAAATTATTAATACTATAATATATGATATTATTTTTTTGATAATAATAATAATAATAATTGATTTAGAGGCTCGTTTGCATTATATTTATATAATCTTTTATTATAGTAAAATGGCTCTTTTTAATTTTATTGAAACTTTTTTCTTTATTAGTTTAGGAATTACTTTTGTTCTTATTTTGTTACTAGTAAATCATTTCAAACAGCGTATGAATGGTTTGGAACAAAAATGTGATACTATGTTTGAAATTATTAATGATATTGTAAAACAAATGAACACTATTCGTATGCAATCTAATCTCCATACAAATGTTCCATTTATGAATGCATTTGATAAAACTTCTCACACAAAATTGATGCCACAATTTAATAATTTTATTAATGAAAAAATAGAAGTATCTGAAGATGAAATAAATCAATTGGACGACGAGGATGATGAAAATGATAACGAAAATGATAACGAGGACGACGAGGACGACGAGGATGATGACGACGAGGATGATGACGACGAGGATGACGAAAATGATGACGATGAGGATGATGATGATGATGATGATGATGACGACGAAAATGATGACGATGAGGATGACGATGAGGATGACGATGAGGATGACGATGAAAATATTAAAATTATTAATGTAAACATCAATGATTCAAACTATATTGAACCAATAACTATTGAGGAATTAACTGAGAATTTTGATATTAATGACAATGATATTATTGATAATAATGAAGTTCAAGAAACTATCTTCAATGAGTCTAACATTGAACCAATATATGTTGAAAAAATCATTCCTAATGATAACACTTCAATTGATGAAACAAATCAACAAAAGAATTCCGAAAAAGACTTAGAAAAAGAATCAGAAAAAGAAATTTATAAAAAGATGTCATTGAATGCTTTGAAAACATTGGTTATTTCAAAAGGATTATGCAGTGATGCTACTAAATTAAAAAAACAAGATATTTTGAAGCTTTTAGAAACTAATCAAGAATAAAATATTTGCATATTTGTCAAATGTACATCAAATATATATTTTAGCATTTCCATAAACAATATATTATATACAATATATATAATATATAAATCAATGTTTTCAAATGAACCTGTAAAATTCAATTGTGGATGTTCAATAAAAGAAACTATCCCACCATCTTCATTGGGATATAATACTAACAATAAGTATGCTACGTTTCCACCATTGATGAGTGACGGACGCGCATGTATTACAAGTTGGCAACCAGAATCAATTATCAATGCAAAAATTATTGAAACCAATAAAATAAAATCAAATTGGGAATACCGCCAATGCCTACAAAAAAATGCAAAACAAATCATGGAATATAATTTTTACGAATCAGCAAATGATACTGGATATTATAAACACCCAATTGTTGCTCCATCTATACAATCCAATTCAGTAAAAGGACTTGATAAAACACCCTTTTTGTATGAATCTAATTTAGATAATGCAAAACCATTTGGATATGCTTCTAGTGATTTGAAACAACTTTATTTGAGTAGAGAACAATTAGAGGCCCGTCAAATATCACCGGTTATTACACAAGATAAATTATTAGAAAAAATGTCGAATAAAAGTCAATAACTAATTCGTTTTCAAAATAAAAATATAAGATATAGAATTTTTATATTTTTATATTTATAAAAATTGAGAACAATGAATCTTATAAGTTTTGACATTGGTATTAAAAACATGGCATATTGTATTTTTTGTATCGATGTTTCTAATAATCTTTCTATAAGGGATTGGAATGTTCTCAATTTGATGGATATTGAAGAGCCGAATCCGATTTGTTCTTGTAAAAATATTCCGAAATCAAAAAAAGCAATAGCAGCCAATTGCAAAACGAATGCAAAATACCATAAAAATGGTCAATATTTCTGTGAAAAACATTCGAAAAGTTCTCCATATTTGATTCCCAACAAATCCATGAATTTGAAGAAAATGAAATTAGAAGAACTTATAAAATTTGGAAATTCTCACCTTTTGTTTATGGATGTTGAGAACATTACAAAAACATTAAAAAAGGGCGAAATACTCGATAAAATAAACGATTTTTTGAAAAAACAATCATTGGAGCCTATTATTAAAAAAAAATCGAAAACAGCCAACGACACAGACTTAATTAAAATCGGTAAAAATATGAAGAATTCTTTGAACAAGGTTCTCGAAACCATAGATATTACGAATGTAATTATAGAAAATCAAATATCACCCATTGCAAACCGTATGAAAACAATTCAGGGTATGTTGGCACAATATTTTATTATCAAGGATGAGAACATAGCTATAGAATTTGTTTCTTCTTCCAATAAATTGAAACAGTTTAGTGACGTTTCTATGAAAAAACCAAAACAATCCGAGAACATTTTAGAAAATACCATAAAATACACTAAAAATACTACAGAAAATTCAACAAACATTGGGACAAACCCCGATTACAAAAAACACAAAATAGATGGGGTTTTATATTGTTCTCAAATCATATCAAACAATGATTTTCTGAATCAATGGACTAGTTCTTTAGATACAAAAAAAAAAGATGATTTAGCAGATTGTTTTTTACAAGGTTTATGGTTTTTAAAACAAAAAAATATAATAACTTATGCGGAGGATTTAAAAATAAAAATTGTATATTTATCATAAATGGAAATTATTGACCTCGGAATAAACGAATTAGAACCAGTTTCTTTAAATTTGAATGATTCATCATCTTATAAACCTAGTGTGAATTTTGGTGGCGGAATCGAATTTTTAATGAATGATAAGAAAAAATCATCAAGTGCAATGAATTTAAATTTAGGTGAATTAGATAATCTAGAAAACGAATTGAATGAAATTACTGGAAATACTAATAATAATGGCGGTAATAATGGCGGTAATAATGGCGGCAATGGTGGTTCTTTTGTTAATATTGCATCTAATTTTTTTGGTATTGGTAATAATGAGCCAACTGAGTCATCTAAAAAAATATCTTTAAATGTTGATGAAGACAAAAATGATTCTAATTTGGGAAATGCCACACGCGAAAGCATTGGTAATAACAAAACATGGGATGGATACTCAAAAATGAATGACGTACCATTGAATAATAATACTAATAGTAGCAGTGGAGGATTTGGTAATTTTTTTTCATCATCTGCTACTGCATCATCCTCCAAACTTAGTGATAGAGACCGTAGACGTAAACAACGCATGATGATTAAAAAATTAGAAGAATGGTACGAAAAAGGATTAACAAAACACAATTCACATTTCAATATGGATTCTGATTTCGCTGAAGTCGAAGATGAATATGAATCTGCCATGGAGGACAAACGAAAAAAAGATAGTGTCAAATTACAAGGTTGGTGGTTTATGACGTTTATTAATTCTATGGAATATGCAAATGCAGCGTTTAATCCATTCGATTTGAATTTAGATGGCTGGGGAGAACAAGTTAGTGAAGATATTGATAGTTATGAAGAGATTTTTTCTGAATTACATGACAAATATAAGGGTGGTAAATTGGCTCCTGAAATTTCACTTTTATTAAGAGTTGTATTTAGTGCAGCAGTTTTAAATTTTTCAAATAAAGCATTATCAAGTGCTACACCAGCATTCAATGATGTTATCAAACAAAGTCCAGAATTAATGAGAATGTTTACTGACGCAACCGTGAATAGCATGAGTAACAATTCACCAGCATTTGCTATGGCTAGTAATTTAATGCAAGAAAACAGTCGTCCTAGAGGTCCTCCACCACCAGCTCCTGTTGAAACAAAATCTCAACCTCCACCACAACGACCAGGAACAAATATGAATTTTACAGATGCTCCTTCTAATAGACCTGATATAAATGCGAGTCGTGGAGCCATGTTTTTTGAACAAGGTGTTGAAATTAATAACAATTTCCGTGATGTAAATCAACAAGACCGTAGCATTCGACAAATGAATTTCCCACCACAAAGCCAACAACCTCCTCCACAGCAACCACAACAACCACAACAATCTAGACCTGAAATGAGAGGTCCTCAAAGTAGTGATATAGATAATATTTTATCTGGTTTAAAAACGCGCACTATCAATATTCAAGAATCAACAAATGCTGAGGACGATTCTATGGTTTCAATTAGCTCATTGAAAGATATCCAAAATAATAATATGCCAAAACGCTCCAACCGTAAAAAAAATGGCTCGGCTAAGAATACAATTTCATTGGATATTTAATGCAACCAAGATAGACAGTTTCATCATAAAAAAATACCCACAAAGGGTATTTTTTTATATTTGGTTTGGATATTTTTTTGTATTGTTTTGGTTGTATGCTATTAGATACGGGTGTTTTCATCAAAAGTTACGTGAGTTACGTGAGTTACGTGTCTTAGTCTTTCGTTCATCAAAATACGACGTCTATTTTGATAAGCACGTCTAGAATTTTGACGGACACGGTCTGGATTACGTAAACGCCATAGTCGGTTGACTAATGATTCGCGGTCACGGTCATTTAGATTCAATCCAGCGATGGCTTGGCGGCGCTCTCTAGAACCTAATTGATTGAGTCTTTGAAGGTCTAAATCAGTAAAACCACGAAGTGTTACTGTTCCTGGTGGGAATATTGGTCTCTCGTTAATTTCACCCTCCTCTAGTTCATCGTCACATTGAAGGTCACTTAATGTAAGTGATTGTTGCTTTGGATTAGTAATAGTTTCTTGAATTTCCTCTTCAGTTCTAGAAGTTCTTGTAAAAATACTTAGAACAGTTTGTAGATTTTCAGGGTTCTCGCAAACCCATTTATGAAGAATCTTGTTTTTTTCTGAAAGAGAAAGTTTGGATAATATTTCACTAATGACTTGCTCTTGATTCATTTTTGTTATTAGCTTAGATGCGCAGTTTGTTATTAATATCATAATTCTAGTCAATGAATTATTCATTCAATTTTTTACTAAAATCCTTTCGAAAAATTGGTCGAGAACACGTTTTCAATCAACCCGCATTTTTATACATGTTTAGCATTTTCGTCTTTTGTTCATAATAATCGACAATTGGTTTTGGATATTTCACGTTTTTGTATTTTGGGTCGGCACATTTTGTCATCCAATTATGAATATCCGCGGAGTCTACATCTTTTAATTCGGGCACCCAACGCTTGATAAATTCCGCATTTTTATCGAATTTTTCTCCTTGTATCCATGGATTCATATCACGAAAATATGGTTTCATATCAACACCTGTTCCACTAATGCCCTGCCAATTACCGTTATTGGATGCAATATCATAATCCGTCAATTGTTGAGCAAAATATTTTTCACCCAATCTCCAATCTATTAGCAGGGTCTTTATTAGAAAGCTAGCAACAGTCATACGTCCACGATTATGCATATAACCAGTCGAATTCAATTGTCTCATACAAGCATCTACTATGGGAAATCCGGTAAGACCTTTCTGCCATTTTTTCAAATTGGTGGCACTATTATGCCATTGAATGTGTTGATACCTTGGTTGATATGATTTACCAACAACTTCAGGATATGCATAGATGACATGTACGAAAAATTCACGCCAGATGAGCTCACGAATAAGCCCGTGTTCTAATCCGTATGTTTCTTTAAATGTATGATAAACTTCACGTATAGAAACACAACCGAATTTTATGTAAGCTGATAAAAACGTTGTATTTTCAATGAAAAAATCGCGTTTTTCGTCGTATTTTTTTTGTTCTCGAATTGCTGTTTTTAAACGCTGCAAAGCGATGGTTCGTCCACCATGAACTAGTATGTTAGGATTGTTTTTCGTAAAATGGTCGAATGCTTGGTCGAGACTCATATGGTTCTCAAGATTGATACTAGTTTTCGCAAAATTATTAATTTTTGTGGTGCGAGGTTTATCAACAGCTCTGTGTAAGACATTCCTATAAAAAGGAGTGTATTTTTTATATGCGTCTTTACCAGACTTGATAGTTCCAGGTTCATACAAATAATAATCCGAGAACATTTCACAATTTGTCTTCATGGAATCACAAAGTTCCTTGGTTTTTTCGTCACGAGCAATGGAATATGGTGTATAATCTTTGTTGAAATAAACACCATTTATATTGAGGGTTTTAATTAGTTTTTTCAATATTGTTTGTTGATTACCATAAAAAGTAATGAGTTCTCCACCATGACTACCTATATCGCGTCGCAATTCAACCAAACTTTCAATCATAAACTGAATTGCATTATCACTTTTGAACTTGTTTGAATCGCTCACTTGTTCTGGTGTAAAAATAAAACAAGTATATAATTTGTCGCAATTTTTGGAGGCTTCAATAAGACCTATGTTGTCAGTGATTCTAAAATCACGATGAAACACGAAGAGACCGTTTTTGATTTTGGTTGACATATAGATATATATTGTTCATATATTTATATATTATTTGAAAAAATATAAAAGATACACTGTAATATTATTTATAGTATGTTATATAATTTACCATTTAATAAAAGAATCATTGTTGTTATGGATTTTTTTAAAACTATTATTATGGAAAATGTTGAAAAAGTCAAAGAAAAAACTATAAAAAAAGCAACGGAAATTAAAACAATTGTAGTAAATCAAATACAAAAATATAAATTGGATGTTAAAGCTTTGGAAATCATTATGTTTTGTATAAATATAACAAACGCAATAAAACAATATATGAATCGAATCTATAATTCAAACACAAAGATACGTTTCATAGTTGATAGAAGTGTTTATTGTTCTAAGTGTTTGTTTTGTATTTTAAATAATCAAAGAATACAACCTTTCAAAAACAATTGGATTTGTACGTCTATTTTGATGAAACAAAATTCAAAGTTTGTCGATGAAAAATATTATTTTAATGATGCATATGGATACCTCGATATTAATGATAATGATAATTTACTTGAGAACTTCAAAGAATCATTAGAAACTATTTTATCAATAATAAATTCAGAAAACAATTTTAGCGAAGGCATGATCACAATGAAAACAAATAACCAATATATTAATCGTATATGTTTTAATAATACGAAACCAAATGAATTTGATATATCTTTGCCATTAGTCCAAAGTAAACATCAATTTATTAGTGTCAAATACAGCCATCCTAGAATGAAAGAACCTATTTTTATTGACATCGATAAAGAATATTATTATGCATACAATGAGCTTTTTTCACCAGTCTTTGTAAAACGATATTTGGAATATCAGCCATTAGAATACGAATTTGACATGAATTATGAATTGGAAATCATGGATAATGATATTAATACTTTTGTATTGACAAGCAAACAATATGTTTTGTTGGTTGAGAGCACGTATACTATAAAAAATATTGAATAGATTGGTTTATAAATTGTTTCATAAATCGAATCTATAAAAACAAAAACAATATAAAGCTTTCATAAGAGTATTATCTACGGGCGTAATCACTATATGGATACAGTGAGTATTCCTACCCAACAACATTCTTTGCATGGTAAATGGAATTTATATTATCATTTACCACACGATAAAAACTGGGATTTATCTAGTTATACAATTATTATGAAAAGTATGGATACTATTGAAAAAGTAATAACATTGAACGAACTTTTACATGAAAATATTGTAAAAAATTGTATGTTGTTTGTAATGCGGGAAGGCATTACGCCCATGTGGGAAGACCCACGAAATAGAAATGGTGGTTGTTTTTCTTATAAAGTTCTCAATAGGCATGTGCCAGAAGTATGGAAAAATCTTTTTTATTTGATGTGTGGCGAATCTTTATGTGAAGACATTGAGCATATGAAACATATTAATGGAATAACAATTTCACCCAAAAAGAATTTTTGTATCATTAAAATATGGTTGAATACATCTGAGTTACAAGACCCAAATATAATTATCAATATCAATAATTTATCAAAACAGGGTTGTCTTTTTAAGAGACATGAGCCTGAATTTTAGACTTTTAGAATTATAAATACAATTCGTGTTTTTATAATTTGATTACATGGAAAGACATTTACACCGTTGAAGTTTGAACTATAGCGCCCCGCAGGGTTGCTATTTCAAATCTTCGCTGGTATAAATGGATTGGTTTTTATCAACTATAACTAATTTTGCTATATTTTTGATTACTTTATCATCTAATTTGAGTTGTTCATCTCCGATTTCCCCCAATGAATTGCGCATCATTTTTATACAAAAATCATATTTATCATTTTCAGGGTCTTTGCATTCTGGGTATTCTTCGCGCCAACGTATAATTCCTTTATAACTTTTATTGGCTATTTTTGCAATCATTTTCCTCATTTTTTCATTTTCATTATCTTTATTCCAAGTATTTTCATCCTTGATATAAAGAGTCTCGCGTTTCAAATCTGTACAGTGGACTGGTCGTTTTGTTATATCTAACTGTTTCAACCTACTCGTAATTATATCGGTAACACCGTTTATATATCCATTATTACCAATATTTTCTAATTCTTTCAATTGAATTTCAATGTTTTGAATAAAGTCATTCATACTTATTGCGTCTTTGCATGTTTCGTTCAAAAAGAAATTCAAATTGAAACTATTATTAGAAATAAATGTATTATTGGTGCTACCAACCTTTGACGCAAGGTCTATAATAAGACTTTTCAATTCTTTGTTTTCAAGCAGTATTGTATTATTTTGTTTTATTAGTTCTAATATCATTGTATTGTTAGATAAATCTATATGCGAATCAGGATTGGTTACATTGGAAACAGTTTGTGTATTTTCTTGGCATATTGATGTGCATTTCCGTTTATGATTATACAAACTAGTTTTATGTTTGTATATTTTGCCACAGTTGCATTTATGTATAGTATCGATAGTTGGTACGTCATCATGTATAGTCATACGTTTATGTTTTTCTGTATATAAATGTCTATTATATTGGCTTTTTTTTGATGTAAAATAATTACATGTAGAACAGGTATATTGAGTCATTTTATATAGATATATATTTTATTTTTACATTATTTACGTAAAATATACATGGAACTTTTTTATTAGTAATTTGTAGGATTTAAATCCTACTAAATACTAATAAAAAAGTTCCGGCAAAAAATATTTTGCATTTTTTGTATTTTTTTATTTATAAATCAAACCATATGACTGCATAACGAAAAAACACATATTTTTTTAAAATTTTCCATCGAGGTTTCTAAAAATGGACAAAAATAAATGTCCAAATTTTTCAAGTGACCCCATTTCTTTTTCTTGTTTTTATTAGTTTTTTACATAAAATTATTTATTCATACAAAATCGGTCCAACCAACGGTCTTACAATATCAATCAAATTCAAGTACAAATCTTTACTATGCATGGATGGATTTTCAATTGTAATAACACTTAGATTTTTATAAATGTCATCAAAACGATTATTGTCAAAATAATCATCAAACAAATTCTCATTGTATTTTTTTATCAAACAATGGAGCATTTCACTATCGAGAAAATGGATTTTTGCTCTACGTTCAATGACAACTTCTTCTGTTTTCTTTGAAACTATTTTCCAACCATCAGGATTCGTTTCTGATTTCAGTCTATATCTAGGCAATTGTTCATACGATACAAGACGTACCTCCGGAATAGTTTTATCTATATTTTCACCAATATTTATACACGTATTATCATTGTATTTTTTTGCTATGTACCAATATCCATGTTCGTTTAGTTTTTCTATTAGTTTATCGAGTACGTCGGACAAAACAATGAATTCAATACTTTGTGTCAAGTCACTATTGTTTGTGCTATAATAAGTATAAACATATCGATTTAGTTCCAACATTTGATTATAATAATGTGGATTGCTTAGTAAATGGTCCTCGACATCGTTCTCGATAGTTCCTAACAGTTTTTGTCTACCATTATCCAGCAGTTCTAAATATTTATGAATATAGTTGATTTGGTTACTTTGGGCTTGAATTTCAAACATCATTTTTTCGTAGTTTTCGTATTTTTTCTTGATAACAATATATCAATAATTACTAGTTCAATTTTTTACGTAAAAACATAAAAAATTGATGTATTTTTTATTTATATCGATATATAAAACAACACCCAAAACCAATGAAAATCGTCACTAAAAACATAGAAAGCATTGAGATAGAATACAAAGTAGGAACCAATGCTCAAGAAAATCATGATATCATTGATGAAGCTGACCCTCAGGATTTATGGTTTCATATTTCTGGATGCGCTTCATGTCATGTTATTTGTAAAATACCGGATATAATTGACAATACAAACAACAAAAAAATATTACAGAAAATAGCCAAACAAGGCGCTGTTGTATGTAAAGAAAATTCAAAATATAAAAGTTATAAAAACGTAAAAATAGATTATACCAGAATAAAATATGTTACCAAAAAAGAAATACCTGGCAGTGTTGTTATTACGAACTCAAAATCGGTTTTTATATAAAAACGCTAAAAAACACAAATATATCAATGTGACTACCAATGTTTCTGTCGTTTGTAGACCATATTTTTTTATGGATTTTTTATTAAAAACACTGTTTTTGACGTTTGTTAGTCTCGTTAGCAATGGACTTTGTAAAAATAAAAATACAATGCCGTATTTGAAATTATACATACAAGTCAAATACAACATATTTACAAGAATACCAAACGTCAACAAAGTATATACAACTTGATAAGTAAAATGGTTACCATATGTATTTGGTATAGTATAAATATCATTTCGTAAATCTCCGTCCGCGTCTTTTATATCATATAACATTTCTAGACTAATTGAACCAAACAAAATCATACGAAACAAAACCATTAATAACTGGAAATTACCATTTGTATTGCCAATACATAAAGCTGGGAAAATCGTTGCAAATGATATAAGACCAGAACAGACCAAGTTTTTTACAAACAAAAATCGTTTGAATATAGGCGTATATAATAATATTACTATGTTTGCGATATCTACCACTTTTTGTGAGTGTGCATTTAAAAATCGCATTGATAAAATCTCAGTGATAATCATAAACGCAGCTGAAATGCCGAAAGCTTCTTCTTTTGTAAGTTCACCAGTAATAAGTGGACGCATGGGTGTATTTATTTTGTCTATTTTCATATCAAATAAATCATTGATAATCATACTATTTGTCATTATTAACAATGTTATCACGACGGAAACTATGAAAGGCGTAGATTTAAATAGTTTTACAATATTTGGCATCATAATAAATCCACTGGTTATGGAGAGCAAAAAAGTTGGAACAATATTTTCAGTGCGGATTATTTTTTTGAATCCGGATATTTTTTTTTGAATGGTAGTTTGTATTTTTTGTATTTGTTCTATACGGTTGTCACGGTTCTTACTAGATAAATCACTCCAAGGGTTGATGTATGTTTGTATTTTGGTTGATTTTTGTATGTTTTTTGAAGGGTTTATTGATACAAATCCGGATGTTCTCGAAACAAAAGTAACAAAACCTATACAACATATAATATTGAAAATATTGAAAAACATGGATATCAATAATTGGCGTAAAATATTTATACTCTTTTTATAAATATTTTATCATGGGTTTAGACCTTAGAAAATGTGTAGAATGGGTTTGTATAAATTATGCAGGCGGCAATGGAGCCAAACATAATTTGATTTCACCCAATGACGCTACGTCATATTTGACAATCAGTGGTAAATCATTTCCTAAATACATTTCTAAATGGCTACAAAGGGGTGTACATTTGATAAAATGACTGAGACTTTTCAATGAAAATTCACCCTGAATGATGACGGAGGCATCGGATTTTTGAATGAACTCCATATTTCCATCAGATTCCGACCTGAATATGCGAGAACTTGCAAAATTACCTTCACATGAAAATATCAAATCATTACCTACAGATTTAATTTCGATACGGTCGGAAATGCCATTCAAATCACGAATTATTTTTTGGAAATCTGTTGTAGGTAAATTGATAACGGTAGAATATTCAACATCGGGAACAACTAATTCTTCCATATCAGGTTCGATTAAGCGAAGTTTTTGACTATAACACTGTTTGATGTCGCCATTATCATATTGAAGTCCTAAATGGGATACAATACCATCATGATAATCCGCTTGGTCAATATACATCGACAATGTATCATCATTCGACATAGTAGAAATAACCTTAAACAAATGAAGAGTATTTGCACAAACAATGATTTTATCCGGGTTACAATTGTATTGTTCGAATCTGTTAGAATGAAGGATAACATTCACTAAAATAGTATGTGTTTTATCGAAATTGATAATTTTCAATCCATCTTTAGTAAAAGTGATAGTAGCATCTGTTAATATATCCTTGATTGCTGTAATCATATTACGAATTGGTTGAATCTGTACTGTTTTAATTGTTAATACATTATTATCTTCGTTCATTGATATGGATTATATATTTATTCAGCGTTTGTTTTTATATTTTATTTATTTAAATGTATTTTTTTATATTTTGAACGCGGACATCATAAATTTGAAAAATATAGACTTAATATATATTATGCAACAAATTGATGAATACGAAACACTAAAACAAAAATTATTAGAATTGACTGCGATATTAAAACAAAAAAAAATAAACCTAGACAAAACTATATTAGATAGGATAGATAGGATTAATAATATAAATGGTACACTCATGAATATCAACACTTCAAATGTTATCAATAAACCAAATATTAAACTAGAAGGTATTCGAACTGCGACAGATGCAGAAATAACAAACATAGAACTTTTTTTTAAAAATTATGACAGATATCATGATACAAAAAAATTGATACCCCAAGATTATAAAGATGATTTTAGTAGTTTAGAGTCATTGAAAAGAGGTGTTTCTTTTACAACAAAACGATTAGGATTGACATTGGATAGTGGCGTAGACCGTTTAATATTCAAAAATCAAGATTATTTGAAATTTTTTGATAAAAAATTTTTATTTGACGAAGGATATTTTTCAACAGAAAATGAGTATAATAATGCAATGAATCCAAGTAAAAGAAATAAGATAAACAAATCCCTAAACATTGAATCCGGAACCAATACAATAGCTACATTGTTTGATGACAAAAAAACAAAAAAAAATATCAAGTTGTATTCAAGAATAAAGGATGTCTTACAATATAATAATTCAAAATATTATTTATTAGAATATAAGAAAAAAAAAACGAACACAAAAACAATTCTTGATAAAGTAAAATCTGGTTTTAATACATTTACAGGAAATAGTAGTGAAAAGGAAATCAATAAATCGATTGAATGGAGAGATACAAAAAAAAATACAAACCCTGATGAAATAATATCTATTTATGCGGATTTCAAATATCCAATTCCTGCGAAATTAGTTGAGATAGACCCTATGTCAAAAGATAAGTTTTTCAAATTGAATGACCAAATTTTTATTCCGTTTAAAGAAGAGAATAAAAACATCTTTGTAGTTTTTCATATTTTAAAATATTGTTTTAAGAAAGCATTGAATTATGGCAGAATTAATAAACTTTTTTATATATTAAAAACTTTGAAAAATGAATTTGTAAATCATAAAGAATATTACGATTATTATAAAAATAATACACTTCCAAAAAAACTAGAAAATTTAAAAGCAAGTGATAACAATTTGGATAACGATACATTAAAAAATATTGAAAAAAGTAGACAAATTGTACCGAGTGATGTAGAGAAAATAACTAATGAAATAGAGAAACTTGCAGATAAGGACAGAAAAGAGGACGAAAACGAAATCAAAAACGCTGCAGAAGACAACCTAGATAACAATGCAAACGCCAAACAAGAAAATGTAAAAGTCGGTGGTAAAAAAACAAAAAAAAATGAAAAAATAAATCGTAAAACTAAAAAAAATATACAATATGGTGGAGTAAGTATTAGTGGAACAGTTAAAGGTGATATCAATGTTATTATTGATAAATTATCAAAGTATATATTTACTGAAAATTTGAAGTCTAATCATGTCGATATTGAATTAAAGGATACAATGTTAGAATATATAATAGAAGAACAACAATTATTTATAAATGCAGCTATTTATTATTTTGGCATTGATATTGAATTAAAAGATATTACATATGAAAATTACAACCTTGATGTTATTGATACATATATTAATGAAAATAATTATAAAAACAAAGATACATATGATTTAATAAAAATATTAGCTGATAAGATATGGCCTAAAAGAGTACATCAAAATGGTGGCGATATTAATGATGAAATCACTGGTAGTGATTTTCGAGATTATATAAAAGATAAATCTAGAGAAGGGTTTGAAAAAACTAAAGAAGGAATAGATTATATAAAAGATAAATCTAGAGAAGGGTTTGAAAAAACTAAAGAAGGAATAGATTATATAAAAGATAAATCTAGAGAAGGATTCAATGAAGCATCTAGAAGTGTTGCTAATAAAATAGATTCAGTATCGAATCTTGTCTTTGCTAATAACGTAAAATTAAATCGTATTTTTGATATAGCATTCAGAAAAATGATTGATAGAAGAATAGAAAAATTATTTACAACATCGTCGAATAGTTCAAATGAAGAAGAATTGAGCACACTATCATCCTTTTATTCGGCTATAAAATTCAGTACGATATTATCAGCACATTTTACTTGTAGCACAGCATTAAACATAACCGCTGGAATATTGAGTAATCCATTATCAATAACAGGATTACCTATATTGCCACCATTTATAAAAGGATTAACTAGTGCAAATACACCTCAATGCTATATTTCTATGATGTTATGTGCTTATGCTATGTTCAGGATGTAGAACACCTCCCATATTTTTTACATGTTTTATTTGCCATCTTCAATGCAATACTATTCTTAGCACAACCCTCTTTCAAGATATGATAATCAACCATACTAGCCTTGCCACCAGTTACTGAACTTGCTAAACGAGCTATTCCCCAAGATTCTGGTGTTTGATTTGGACGAGAACCACTCGAATAATAAGCACCTTTGCCCTTGTTAACAATTTTTTTTAAAACTTTCATTGTGCAATTTGTTTTTCTAGAAAGCTCATATGTAGGACCAAAATGTTCTATTTTATAAATACGCTTTGCGTTTGTTATGTGGTTCGATTTTCTAGTTTTGAATGATTTAACTTTAGGTCGTTTGAAATATTTACCTTGTTTATATTGTTTCCTAGATTTCAAAATGTTTTTATATTGGTTTATTGTATCTTTATTCGATAATAATTTAGGTATATATCTTTGTGGAATAGACATTTATATTATATTATATTTAGATAAAAAAAATATAATTATAATTTATAAATGTCTCGATTATTAGATGCTGATGATTATGTTTCAATCAATAATGAAATAAATAATTTGTTAGCTAGTGCTGCGTATTCAGGAATAAATGTAACACTTTATTCCAATTCAGAACAAACAATATTAGCAAGTAATGCAAATGGTCCTATTCTAAATAGAACTATATCACAGATTACTAATACTGCTAGTTATATATCAGAAGACGGAAAAACTATGCCTGCTACCATAACATTGAACTTTACAGATGGCACGTCTATAACTGAAGATAATGAATCCCCAGAAAAATATTGGTACGTTTTATCTGGAGTAGTATTTGTACCAAGAGGGTTCAGAACAGCTTAATAAATATAATAACATGTATAAAATATATAAAAAAATATTATCATAATTGAATAGTTATGACAATTCTAAATATTCAACTTTTATGGATTTTTTTTCCAATAATGACAGTTTTTTCTAACAAAATAGAATTCAAAAAATGCCATACTTGTAAACATTTTGTACCAACATCATTCAAGAGTGAATTTATTATTGGTTATTATTATTCCAATTGTAATAAATTTTTGAAATCAAATCCATTATCAGGAGAATTAGAATTTTTGAGTATCCATGAAGCGAGAAATAATGAAGAATTATGTGGATTGACAGCTGAAAAATTCAAACCATATAATATCAATGAAACCAACTATAATGTGCCGAATGATTTTTATGAATAACTTTATATATGTAGAAAAAACAATATCAATATATAACAATATATATTGATAAAATGTATGATATTATTATTGTCGGTGGTGGAATTTCAGGTTTGTATTCAGCATACAAAATCAAAAAACGATTTCCAAATATCAATATGTTAATTTTAGAAAGAAATCGCGAAGGATATTTAGGTGGCAGGACAGGTAATGAACTATTTGAAGGAGAGCAAGTTGTTACTGGTGCAGGCATTGGGCGTAAACATAAAGACGTGTTATTGATAAAATTATTGAAAGAACTAGATATAAAAACACATGAATTTATTACTGGTCCTGCTTATGCATCTACCATTGTTCCACGCTGCGATGTAAAGACTGTTTTTTTGAATTTGAAAAAGCAATATAGTCTCGAACAACATGGCCATATGACTTTCAAACAATATGCAACGTCGGTCATCGGTAAATCACAATACAATCAATTTATTGTTTGTGCTGGATATACAGATTACGAAGCCGAGTCCGCATATGATACATTGTATCATTATGGATTTGATGATAATTATAGTAGTTGGACGGGGATTCATATTCCATGGAAAGCCCTTGTTGAGAAATTAGCTAGAAAAATTGGTGTCGGAAATATTTTATATTCACAGAATGTTCAACATATTTATGCAAAAACCAATGACAAAAAAGAAATCGAAAATTATATTGTTGAATCGAGAACCAATCGTTTTGAAACAAAACATGTTATTTTAGCTACTACAGTGGAACCTTTGAAAAAAATGCTTCCTGGTGCGTCCAATAAAAACAGCATCTATCAACAGATTCATAGTCAGCATTTTATACGTATTTATGGTAAGTTCTCGAAGAATTCTGCGAATCTTATGAAAACAATGGTGCCTGGGTTATTGATTGTACCTGGACCTCTTCATAAAATCATTCCGATTAACCCAAATAAGGGTGTTTATATGATAGCATATAGTGACAATGAACCTGCAAAGATGTTACACGGATATGCAAAAAATACGAAATTCAATCGTGAAACCCTAGCCAGATTATTAGAAAAATCGATTGGAGTGCCAAATAATACATTGGAACTAGAAAATATCAGTGAATATTATTGGAATGAGGGCACCCATTATTTTGAACCATTGAAAGGGTTTTATAAGAGCCGTGATTATTTTATCAAGGTTGCACAACATCCTTCGGAAAATATCTGGGTGGTTGGCGAAATGGTTAGTAAAAACCAGGGGTGGGTAGAAGGGGCATTGGAGAGTGTGGAAAAGGTTATTGGCGAGGTTTTGAAGAGTTTGTAGATGGGAGGGTTTCAAAATAATATTTAATCAATGATATAAATCAAATATTATTTTTTTACATATCAATTCTCGTACTATTCACGTGAGTTCTTTTCCATGTATATCTTTTTTTATATTTGGTTGCATTTTTACCACATAAATCATCGAATTCTCTCGCAGTGTAACAATGTCTATAATCTTCGTTACGATGCAGTCCATCAATCAAAAATTTTGGACTATTTACTAAAAACAAGGAACATCTGGCATATTCATTCATTCCTGCTGGTGGTTTTATAAAATATTTACAATTGATACAAAATTTTGGTTTGATTGAATCTGCCAACAAAGCCCCACATAAAAAAATCAATAACCAGACCATCACAGTTATAGTAATAATCAAAAAATATTTATATTGTTTTTATAAATATTTTTTATAAATCTCTGTCAAATCAAACAGGTACAAATTTCTTTTTATTTCCCTCGTTTACTAAGCGTCCAACCAAAATAGGTTCTCCCATACCTTGTGTTGCTCGTTGATAACTTTCAAAATCATATAATTCTTCAGTTCGCTCATTCATAGCATAGTCCCTATTAGCAATCTTCACTTTTCTGGCTATCCAATCAACACGTTTAACATCTAAACCCGATTTTTCACTCTGGTCTTTCTCCAAGGTTGGATAAGATGAAAATTGGTTCGATTCTACTTTACCAAACCCATAACATACCAATTTTTCATTATCTGGGTCATCCTTCTTAGAAAGCACCGAATAAATATTACAATCAATTGCACTCTCTTTTACCGCCCTCAATATCTGATTATTGATGTTCTGTTTTTTGATAGCTTTTTCGTATAGACTTTCATCGGTTGTAATTGGTGTCTCACCATCTTCACTACTAACATCGCGAATGCGTAATTCAACATTTTTTTCATCTGTCTTTTGTGCTTCACTCAATGTTGCCACATATAAAAATACCTTTACTGTACGTTTGTCTTCAGGTAAATCTTGATGACTACAAATACGTCTTGCACGACCAACGACTTGGTCAATACGAACCATGTGCCAATAAGCTTCTGTAATATGGACAAAACGTGTGTTTCTCAAATTGATGCCTTCTGCACCCGACGAAGTAATCATGAAAACCTTGATGATTTCACCATAGTTGTTGTTCTCGGCTTTTTGCTTTAATTTTGTTGCAATATTACCAGGAACGAAATCCCACATGCCATTGAAAACATTACGTATGATTTCCTTTTCATCAGCGCCTTCTGTTCCAGTGTATAAAACAAATCTTGGTTTACCTTCATCTTCGATTGTTTCTACTATATCCCAATTTTCACCAATCTTTTTTAATTTAAATTCTGCAAAACCATTGGCTAATAATACCAATCTTAATATACCAATTCCTTCTATTGTACGGAAATGACTATACAATAAATGCAATCCATCGTTTTCTGGATTGGTAATATTTTCTAAGATTTTAGCGAACTTTGGACTATATATACCAAGAGCATCTTTTGATAAATATTCATATTGTTCAGTCCCTTCGATTTTTTTATTGAGTTGCTGCATAGCATTTTCTATGCGCTTTTCATATTTTAATTCTTCCTGGTCAACTGTGTTATCTGGAACACTATCGACATCTTCTTGTTCTTCCGATACTTCATATACGTCTACATCTTGACGTATTTCTTTTGGTACCGCATCGAATTCTAATTCTGATATTTCGGAATCACCAGTATCAATGTCTGATTTCGGTTTTGGCAATGGCCTATCAATGCCTTCTGGAAAAGCGAAGTTGCAACATGCTCTTGAAAAAATGCGATAGGTAGATGATATATTGAATAAATCTTCGGCATCTTGTTTACCTGCATTTTTCATTTGAGCCTTTCTATTTTTCTTTTCTGTTTCAGCTTCATCCTTTCGTATTTTTTCATAAATGCCATATTGATGTTGTGACATTTCACATTTCATGACATCGTACGTATCCCCTGCGTCTGTTTTAACAAACTTTGGTAATAATTGTTCTTGAGCACTACGGAAATACGAAGTAAGACCCAATATACGACGTTGAAATAAGTTAGTTTCTTTGATTTTACCTTCTTCAATGTTGACAAACATATTCAAAAATGATTCTGCATCATCTGGTAAAGCTTTGTATTTGTTAAGTTCGATATTTCCACGTATAGTAATACCATTCTTTTTTAATATTGTTTGAACTTGATTAATAAAATCATCGTCTGTTAAATTACCAGTTTCATCTAATTTTACCCCATTATAACGGTCAAATATATCACTTGCCCCACCAGAATACAAATCCTTGAGTTCTTCGTTTTTATCTTGTTGCAATGATGCATCTTCTTCTTCGGTTATTTCATCTTTTGTCAAAGTTGGGATTTTGATAAACTGTTTGCTCTTATTTTTTTTTGTACGGTTTTTACCACCGACTTTCATTTTTGGGTTTCTTTGTGTTCCTTTTAGTGCGCCTGATTTTTTAGTACTGATAAATCCAAACGGATTTCTAGTAATGGTTATTTTGTTGTCAGCGTATTCTACGTAATCAAATGTTTTTAATTTACCGTCGTCTAGGATTTTCAAAATGGTATCTGTGTTGATTTTATCAGCTTTCTCCCAAATCGCTGGAATGGTCCATGATTTTATATATCCACGTAAAATATTATATAAAATGCCGATTTCATTTGGATAATTGATAATAGGAGTGCCCGACAATAATACGATGCGTGCATTGGTTGCATTCATCAAATAATCATACATCATATATGGTATGGATTTCTTACTTTTTGTTTTTAGTTTATTGACTATACGACTTACGAAATTATGTGCTTCGTCAATGACAACAACGGAATTGTCAAATGGATTTCTTGTATAATTCGATGTCAAAACCTTCATTTTGTTTGCATTCAAACCGTTATAATTAATATCTGTATATTTACTACGTATCATTTCATTGAGTTGTTCATCAATTTCTATTTGTTGTGATGGTTCTAATTCTGTATAATTGGATTCTTTTTGAATATTTACTAACCATGCGCCATTCTGTCTACGTATGAATTCAACTGGTATGGAAAGAGCACGAGAAAGAATACCAAGATATTGAGTATTACCATCAATCGATACGAATTCCCAGAATTGATTTTTTTTGTATAAGTCATCACCACATTTCTTCATTTCACTAAAAAAATTCATTTTTAAAGATGCTGGTGTTAAAACAAATACACGTTTATTTGATTTCATTCCTTCCGCAATAGCAATACTTGTGCACGATTTACCTGTACCTAAATTATGGTACAGCAGAAGGCCACGATAAGGAGTATATAAATTTAAATAATCACGAACTAATTTTTGATGGGTCAACAACTGAAACTCATCATTTTGAGAACGCGACTCACATGATACTGATTCTTGTGTTTCTAATAGTTCTTTTTGATAAGGTTCAAATAATTTTGTTAGTTTTTGAATAAATAATTTACGATTATTCATATAATAAGTAGGTGCCTTAATAATGACCTTTTCCTTTTCTTTTGGAAGTCTATCGAGAACCTTCTGATTTCGTATCAAAGCAGTTGTTATATCGACTTCTGATAAAATCTCTGGTTCTTGTTGTTTTTTTGGTTTCCGTCCACGTTTTGGTTTACCAACAACTGGCTCGACGACTGATTCGAGCACTTCTCCTATGGCTATTTTTTCGGCTTCTTCTTGTTCCTTTTCTTCGATTTTTTTCAATTCTTCTACAGGTTCTATTAATGAAACTATTTGTGTCGTTTCTGTTATTGGCTGAGTTTTTTCTTCTATTTCAACAGACACTGGCTGTGTAAATTTCGGTTTTATTGTTATTTTTTCACCAGTTTTAATTGGTAATATTAAATTTTGCTCTTCAATAATAGGAATTGTACTTACATCCAAAGTATTATTTACAACACGTCGGTCTTTCAAACGTTGTAAAATAACATTTCTATCAATGACACTTGTTTTTCGTCTATCTATAATTTCAATCATTTGAGAACCTTCGATGTTTTTAGGTTGATTTTCTGTTGTTTTTTCTGGGTTTTCTTCATTAGTTTCATCGATTTCTTGTTGCGATTCTTCTTGTTGTATTTGTTCCATTGTCTCCTCCATTTTTTGAAATGCAACACGCACATCTTGAAATTTAGTTGCTATAGGTTTTTTTTCTAATACGACTAAAGGTTGAAACACTTTATTATTCATTCTTTCCATTTAAATAGTGTATTTATATTATATTTATATTATATTTGTTGAATTCGTACAAAAACCCCAAAAAATCAAAAAGCATTCGGTAAATTATAAAAGTTCTTGTTTCCATAAAAAAGATAAGAAAATATCTGTTGTGGTATTCCGACATCGACGCCATTATCACTTCCTCTAGCAGTTCGTATATTTTCTTGTTGTGTCAGATTTGATAAAATCGGAAACATACACGATAAACGTTTTTGCGCAAGTCGTAACGATAGTGGTAATGTATTATCTTGATTTAATACTTTATTGAAATCTTCATAATACATAATATTCTCAATATCATCTTTATGTGTGATTTTCAATTGAATGCGTAAATTATCGTCTTTCGTGTTCCAATTATTTTTCGAGTCTTTGGTTCTATTGATTGTGCCAACATGTATCAGATTCGCATTGAATATGATTACATCACCTTTGTTACATAGTATGTTTTTTACTGTATCGGTAAAATTCATAGAATTAGAATATAAATCCTTATGACTCTCTGGCATAACACCCAAACATTTATCCATATCTTCTAAATATACCAAAGCAGTATAGGAGGGATACTTTTGATTTTCATTGAAAAAATCACCGTTGTTATCACGATGACATGTATGAACACTCGATTTTTCAATTATCCATATGTAATCTTGAAAAACATATTGGTTGCTGGTGGCTTTTTTTTTTAAAGCTATTAGTTGTTGGTTATTTAGTAGTGTATCTTTGATTTGTTTGTATTGTTTGTTTTCACACATCGATTTTAGATTTTCGATTTCGGAGTTGGTCAAGATGTTTTTATATAAACAAAACCCATCCCGTTCTAAGCTATATTTGTCTCCATGTTTGATCGTTTGGTCTTTGTATAAAATGAAATAATTTACGCAAAATAACAAAACCAATAAACACATGGATATCCAAAATAATATGATGTTTGTTTTTTTTTTGATTATTTTTATTATATCCATTATAATAAAAATATATACTAAATATGCAGCTGAAATATATTTATAGTGTTTACAATCACAGCATTATTAGTCACAATTTGTAAACAAAATTAAAAACCATTCAAATTGCGAATGGCAGAATCACATGCGATTTGCTCCGCTTTTTTCTTTATTTTATGGACACCTTCGCCCAAAAATACAAAGATTTTATTGTTTTGTGACATATATTGGTGAATTTCATAATAAGATTTGAATTTTTTTAAAGGAATCGATTGTGATGGAACAACATCATAAATAGGCTGTCCCAAACATAAATAAACACCCATATGATATCCAGTATCTGCATTATGCTCCACTACTTCCAAATAATCAGGTGTTACTTTGAATTCCTTTTGTATTTTTACCTGTAATATGTTTTTGAAATTATCATCATTTTTAATCAGATTAATCCAATCTACATGTTTTTCAAATACATTTTCTATAAAAATCTGTACCATTTGGAACCCTGGCCCCGTAACAAAAATATCTTTGAACCAACCATCTTCATCATTGACACTTATTTTATTGAAATCCAAAAACATGGCACCAATAAAGGATTCAAACAAACATCCCAATTTTTTGAGATTTGTACGAATTTGTTTTCCTTCAGCATGCTTTGATAAAATAAACCATTTATGTAAACCCATTTCATAAGCCATTTTACCAATCGATTCGTTTTTTACTAATGCGATTTTTTTCTCCGTCATGAATCCCTCATTTTCTTTAGGAAAACGCCTATATAAATAATATTTAGTAATGCATTCTAAAACACCATCACCTACAAATTCCAAACGTTCATTGGATTTTGTATAAAGTGGAAGACTATCGTCCGGTTTAGGAACAATTATTAAATTATTGATTTCGTTTTCAATATTAGGACGTTTTGTATATGAACGATGTATAAACGCGCGTCTATACAATTCGAAATTATGTATCGGCACATTGATTCCGTAATTATTCAAAACTTGCTGAATTTCTTTATCGGTTATTTGTTTATTTAGGGGATTATAAGGGTCAAAGATATAGGTATCGATGCCTAGTGAATTCTTTTCAACACGGATATCTTCGTCTATATTCATGTTATTCTATAAATAAGATGAATACAATCTTAAACTATTATCATATTTTGTTTTTATATTATTTCAAAATATATTTTATTATTATTCGTGCAAAAAAATATTTAGTAAATATATATTGATTATACAATGTCCAACATTTTTCGTTCATCAAATCATTCACAATTAAGTAGTGGTGTATACACAACACAAAACCAAGGTGGAGGTAGTAAAAAGGCAGGATTTCCTTATCAAATTGGACGTCCTACATGGACTTCCGTTGCTTTTCATTCTACTGACCCAGTCCATGGACACTGTTACTTATTAGGATGCTATAACACTAACCGTGGAAAGAATGCTAGCATCAGTCGTCCAATTGGCTCTGTTTACAGTCCAAATACATATTTCCATATTTCTGGAACAAGATAAACGCCACTAAACTCCACAATATATCCAATACAAAAATATATATTTTTGAAACAATATAGTAAGATGATATTCATTACTATATTGTTGTGCCAAAATGAAAATTATAATAGACGAACGAGAACATTCGCTTTATGAAAAATGCCAAATATTATCGAATCAGTATAAAAATATCGTTTTGTCCAAGGAAGTTCTCCCATTAGGAGATATTTTTTTGAAAACCAACGATGATATAGAGATTTTATTAATCGAACGAAAGAGTTTTTCCGATTTGTTGTCATCCATAAAAGATGGTAGATACGAAGAGCAATCTTATCGGCTATTGAATTCGAGTGGGTTACCACCGCATTCTATTTTTTATTTATTGGAGGGAATGTTCTCACAATTATACAATCCAAATGACAAGAAAATCATTTTATCATCGATGACATCATTACAGTATTTCAAAGGATTTAGTATGATTCGCACGTCATCTATTGGTGAGACCGCAGAAGTTGTATTAGCGATGGCTGATAAAATCGAACGTGATTTATTGAAAGGAAAACAGCCGTATTATTTGACGGAAGCTTATCAAACTAAAACTATTGGTAATATTGAGAACATTGAAAATACAATTGATTTATCTAATAATATCGCTAATATAAATCCAACGATAACAAGTTCTCAATATTGCTCTGTTGTAAAAAAAGTAAAAAAGGATAATATTACACCTGAAAATATAGGTGAAATAATATTATGTCAAATTCCGGGAATAAGCTCTACTATAGCCATGGCGATTATGAAAAATTATAATGGGTTTCCTCATTTTATTGATGAATTGAAAAAAAATCCTCAATGTATTGAGAACATTACTACAGAATCCAATGGAAAAATACGTAAAATATCGAAGAATTGTTTGGAAAATATCCGGCTTTTTTTGTTGTAACCTAAAAGTTTTTATTGAAGTCATCGATATTGTTTATAGTTTTATCGTTACTCGTTATCATTGTAATATCATATTCACTATCTTCATCCATATATTCATTATAAATTTCTTTGTCTTGAAAATCATAATTATAAACAACGCCACAACCTTCACTGCATTTATTGTTGTCATCTTGTTCAACTTTCTTGAATTGTTCAAATTCCTTGAATCCATCATCACTGTCATCTTCACCATTATTAATAACCATTTTTATATCATCGATTGCTAAATTATCATTATTATTGTTTTCGATAACACTAGGGAGCTTTTCGTCGTTATCATTGATTTCGATATTTTGTTCTTCAATATCTTTATGCAGAGACTTGTTTAAACTGATATCATTTGGTTCATTGTATTTTTTAAATCCACTGTTACTTCTACAATTCATTATTGATAAAAAGTTCGAAAAAAAACTTGAAAAACGTCTATAGTATTCCATATATATATACAAATATATAATTGAGTTTGAAATATTTTATAAGAATTATACGAATTGTAGCTATTTGATTTGCATTTCATGATTACATCTAGAGATATAATTTATCTTCTAAAACAGTTGTCTAAATTTAGTTGTTTTATACATTCTGGTACAGGTTCAAAAAAATAGTGTTATATTATATCATCAATGTCATCGTTTAGTAACGTTTTACTAGTCGATAGTCTAGTACACGGGCATCAAACATTTGTTGACTCTGTCAATGAGAATACATTTCCTGTTGTATTTGATTGCAACACTACCAAATCTTCAATATTGTCGTTATTACAAGAACACTTTACCAAAATTGATAGAATTGGTATTGTTTTTGAAGGACAACCATCTTATCTGTTTTTAGATAATCAACCATTGTTTATACCTAATGAAATTACTCCTTTTAGTGAAAATGTACAATTTATCATTGAAATAATCAGATCATTCAATGTTCAGAATATTGATTATTTAGGATGTAATACATTGAATTTACCAAATTGGAAGTCTTATTATGATATTATTCAAACAAATACAAATGCTATAGTGGGTGCATCGAACGATATGACTGGAAATATTCAATATGGAGGTGATTGGATTATGGAGAGTACCGGTACTAACATAGAATCAATTTATTTTACAAATAGAATTGAGTATTATAAATATTTATTGGGTAGCACTTCTAGTTCAACAATTGTAATATCAGACGATTTTAAAATTTATGGTTGTGGTGAAAACAGTTATGATCAATTAGGTATTTATGATAAAAGCGCTTTAACACCAATTATACTTACAGGAAAAACACCTAAATCGATTAGTTGTGGTGAAAGACATACAATAGTTCTCATGACCGATGGTTCAATTTATGGTTGTGGTAATAATGTTTCTGGTCAATTAGGTGATGGAACTACTACTGATAGAATTACTTTAACACCAATGACCATACCTACAGGAAAAACACCTCTTTTGGTTAGTTGTGGTGCATATCATACAATAGTTCTCATGACTGATGGTTCAGTTTATGGATGTGGTAGGAATCTTTATGGTCAATTAGGTGATAACAGTAATACTAATAGAACTACTTTAACACCAATGACAAATACTACAGGAAAAACACCTGTTTTGGTGAGTTGTGGCACTGAACACACAATAGTTCTCGTGACCGATGGTTCTATTTATGGATGTGGTTATAATGGTTATGGTCAATTAGGCAATGGCACTACTACTGATAGAAGTACTTTAACACAAATGACAAATACTACAGGAAAAACACCTCTTTTGGTTAGTTGTGGTGCATATCATACAATAGTTCTCATGACCGATGGTTCAATTTATGGATGTGGTTTTAATTATTTTGGTCAATTAGGTGATGGCACTACTACTGATAAAACTACTTTAACACAAATAACAAATAATACAGGAAAAACACCTGTTTTGGTTAGCTGTCGTGGTTCTCATACAATAGTTCTCATGACCGATGGTTCAATTTATGGTTGTGGTGGTAATAACAATGGTCAATTAGGTGATGGCACTACTGTTAATAAAAGTACTTTAACACCAATGACAAATACTACAGGAAAAACACCTCTTTTGGTTACTTGTGGTGCTGTTCATACAATAGTTCTCATGACCGATGGTTCAGTTTATGGTTGTGGTTATAATAGCAGTGGTCGATTAGGTGATGGAACTAATGTTAATAAAAGTACTTTAACACCAATGACCATACCTACAGGAAAAACACCTGTTTTGGTTAGCTGTGGTGGTTCTCATACAATAGTTCTCATAACCGATGGTTCAATTTATGGATGTGGTTATAATGGCGAAGGTCAATTAGGTGATGGCACTACTACTGATAAAAGTACTTTAACACCAATGACTACTTTACCACAAATTACAAAGATACCTACAGGAAAAACACCTCTTTTGGTTAGTTGTGGTGGTAATAATCACACAATAGTTCTCATGACCGATGGTTCAATTTATGGTTGTGGTTATAATAGCAATGGTCAATTAGGTGATGGAACTACTGTTAATAAAAGTACTTTAACACCAATGACAAATAATACAGGAAAAACACCAGCATCAGTTAGTTGTGGTGCATATCACACAATAGTTCTCATGACCGACGGTTCAATTTATGGTTGTGGTTATAATCCCAGTGGTCAATTAGGCAATGGCACTACTACTGATAAAAATACTTTAACACAAATAACAAATAATACAGGAAAAACACCTAAATCGATTAGTTGTGGTGGTTATCATACAATAGTTCTCATGACCGATGGTTCTATTTATGTGTGCGGTTATAATGGTTATGGTCAATTAGGTGATAACAGTAATACTAATAAAAGTACTTTAACACCAATGACAAATACTACAGGAAAAACACCTCTTTTGGTTAGTTGTGGTTATAATCACACAATAGTTCTCATGACCGATGGTTCAATTTATGGATGTGGTCTTAATATCAATGGTCAATTAGGCAATGGCACTACTACTGATAGAAGTACTTTAACACCAATGACAAATAATACAGGAAAAACAACTAAATCTGTTATTTGTGGTGCATATCACACAATAGTTCTCATGACCGATGGTTCAATTTATGGTTGTGGTAATAATGGTTCTGGTCAATTAGGTGATGGAACTACTGTTAATAAAAGTACTTTAACACCAATGACAAATAATACAGGAAAAACACCTAAATCGATTAGTTGTGGTAGTGGTCACACAATAGTTCTCATGACCGATGGTTCAGTTTATGGATGTGGTAATAATAGCAATGGTCAATTAGGTGATGGCACTACTACTCGAAGAAATAATTTAACACCAATGACAAATACTACAGGAAAAACACCTGTTTTGGTGAGTTGTAGCAATTATACAATAGTTCTCATGACCGATGGTTCAGTTTATGGTTGTGGTCTTAATAATAGTGGTCAATTAGGTGATGGCACTAATACTGATAAAAATACTATAGGAAACCCAACGCAAGCATCGATTAGTTGTGGTGGTAATCACACAATAGTTCTCATGACCGATGGTTCAATTTATGGTTGTGGTAATAATGGTTCTGGTCAATTAGGCAATGGCACTACTACTGATAAAAGTACTTTAACACCAATGACAAATACTACAGGAAAAACACCTAAATCGATTAGTTGTGGTAGTGGTCACACAATAGTTCTCATGACCGATGGTTCAATTTATGGTTGTGGTGGTAATAACAATGGTCAATTAGGTGATGGCACTACTACTCGAAGAAATACTTTAGTACAAATGACAAATAATACAGGAAAAACACCTCTTTTGGTTAGTTGTGGTGATTATCATACAATAGTTTTAATGACCGATGGTTCTATTTATGTGTGCGGTTATAATGCTTTTGGTCAATTAGGTGATGGAACTACTGATAAAACTACTTTAACACCAATGACAAATACTACAGGAAAAACACCTGTTTTGGTTAGCTGTGGTGCTGTTCATACAATAGTTCTCATGACCGATGGTTCAGCTTATGGTTGTGGTTATAATGGCGAAGGTCAATTAGGTGATGGCACTACTACTGATAGAAGTACTTTAACACCAATGACAAATACTACAGGAAAAACACCTCTTTTGGTTAGTTGTGGTGATAATCATACAATAGTTCTCATGACCGACGGTTCAATTTATGGTTGTGGTTATAATAGCAATGGTCAATTAGGTGATGGTACTACTACTGATAAAAGTACTTTAACACCAATGACAAATAATACAGGAAAAACACCTAAATCGGTTACTTGTGGTGGTTCTCATACAATAGTTCTCATGACCGATGGTTCACTCTATGGTTGTGGTAATAATTTTTATGGTCAATTAGATGATGGCACTCTTGTTGATAAAAGTACTTTAACACCAATGACAAATACTACAGGAAAAACACCTGTTTTGGTTAGTTGTGGTGGTAATTACACAATAGTTCTCATGACCGATGGTTCAATTTATGGATGTGGTTATAATGCTTTTGGTCAATTAGGTATTTATGATAAAAGTACTTTAACACAAATGACAAATACTACAGGAAAAACACCTGTTTTGGTTAGTTGTGGTGGTAATTATACAATAGTTCTCATGACCGATGGTTCAATTTATGGATGTGGTTATAATGCTTTTGGTCAATTAGGTGATGGAACTAATGTTAATAAAAGTACTTTAACACCAATGACCATACCTACAGGAAAAACACCTGTTTTGGTGAGTTGTAGCAATTATACAATAGTTCTCATGACCGATGGTTCAATTTATGGTTGTGGTAATAATTTTTATGGTCAATTAGGTGATGGCACTACTACTAATAGAACTACTTTAACACAAATGACAAATACTACAGGAAAAACACCTAAATCGGTGAGTTGTGGCGGTTATCACACAATAGTTCTCATGACCGATGGTTCAGTTTATGGATGTGGTAATAACAATGGTCAATTAGGTGATGGAACTTTTGATAATAAAACTACTTTAACACAAATGACAAATACTACAGGAAAAACACCTAAATCGATTAGTTGTGGTGAAAGTCATACAATAGTTCTCATGACCGACGGTTCAATTTATGGTTGTGGTTATAATAGCAATGGTCAATTAGGTGTTGGCACTCTTGTTGATAAAAGTACTTTAACACCAATGACCATACCTACAGGAAAAACACCTAAATCGGTGAGTTGTGGTTATTATCATACAATAGTTCTCATGACCGACGGTTCAGCTTATGGTTGTGGTAATAATGACAATGGTCAATTAGGTGATACCACTTATAGTAATAGAACTACTTTAACAAAAATAACAAATAATACAGGAAAAACACCTAAATCGGTTAGTTGTGGTGATAGTCACACAATAGTTCTCATGACCGATGGTTCAGCTTATGGTTGTGGTTATAATGGTTCTGGTCAATTGGGTGATGGAACTTTTGTTAATAAACGTACTTTAACACCAATGACAAATATAAATAAAAATTTTATAGTACTTGAAGGTAATTTTATATTTTTTCCTTCGTATTTTTCACTTAACAGTAACATAGAAACTTTTTATCCTACAACGTACTCAACGTACTCTCTAAACACAGTACCAATGTTTTACTATATTTATAATTTTTCGATATTCCAAAATACTACTTTATATATGCATGGAACAAGAACATCTAGTAACTATCTTATTAATGGTGATGATATAGGAAGATTTTTTCAAGTTGATAATTTTACAAAAGCAATTGATTTGGGAGAATACAACATAGCCATTGCTAATTCAACATGGGGTGGACAACAATCTACAATATTTAGTTCTGCTAGATGGATATGGAATGTAGCAGGTGCAATTAGTGGTGCTCCTGCTAATGTTTATTTGTGGTTTTATTATACATTCTATTATAGCTCTGCATCAAATACTGGAAAAATAAATGTAATATGTGATAGTAATGCAAATGTATATTTTAATGGTGTTGACAAAGGAGCAGCAAATAGTGGTTGGGGTCAGAACTCTGTTGGCAATGAAAAAACTATAACTATAGTTAATGGACTAAATTATATTAGAATTGCTGCATATAATTATGGAACTGTCTCTAATTCAGCTGGATTATTAGTAACTGTGCGTGATTCAGCAGGAAATACCATTGCAAATAGTAATAGTGATTGGGCATTTTCAGTATCAACCAATAATACTTATAATAGTGGCTCATTAACATATAATGCTAGTTAACAATTGAAAATTTATAATTTATAATTCATCCTTTGGTGGCGGAATACTACTAGACAGTGTAGGATTAAATGCTACTTTTGGTTGAAACAAAACAGGTCTGCTTACATTGTTATCAATATATTTACCACTATCAACCATTTGCTGTGTATAAGTAATACCTGCCCAATTACTATCCATTGGATTATCGCTTATTTTATTCATTTCTGTTGAATCATGAATTTTATCTACTTCTGTATATAGACCCACATCTTGTCCATAAGGGTCAAAACTATTATATTGATTATTATTGTATGGCGGATTATCTCTTGATGCGTCTTTATATTCATATACTTTCATATTGTCGGTTTCAGTATTTTGAATATTTTGAATATTTTGATTATTTATAGTAGTCATAGTTGGAAGTCCACCCTGTAACTCAAATGGATTTGGTCTCATGCGATAAACATCTTCACCTTGTGTATTATTTTCTTGTTGTAAATACAAAACAGGACAATTAATACCCTTTTCGCGCTGTATTTCTAAATAATGTATATATTCATCTAAATTAAAAAATGGAATTGGATTTTTTCCATCAATAACAGGTTTGTTTGTATTATATAACATGAGAACTTTACCTTTTTGTATCAACAAATTCGGACATTCGTTACCGCTATTGTCGACATTGTTATTACCATTTTGATTTTCCATATTTTCAACTTTAGATGGATAATTATAATTCAAAATTGCGTATATTCCAGAAAAAAATACAATAATCAAAAATAATATAAATACCATTTTCATTTTTTCCATTTATAGTACGTTTGTTTTATAATATATACTTCGAATATATATTTTTGTATATCCTTTGAAATTTATTTAGTAATTGATTTTTTCATATTTTTTTATGTATATATTGTATATAATAGATTTTGGATATGCTCAGTGCTGTTAGAAAATATAAAAAATCTGTATATAATAAAATGCCAACTCAAATACAAACTAAAAAAAATCCTGTAATAGTTGGTTTAGTTCATGCGAATTGGTGTGGTCATTGTAAACAATTAATGCCAGAATGGAATAGAATGGAAGAAAACATATCAAAAAATCAAAAAATAAATAATATGTGTAAAATAGTTAAAATAGAAAGCGAACATATCAATGAAGAATTGCCAAAATATACTGAAATGACAAAACGAAAAAACATCCCAGTACAAGGATATCCTACTATTTTTATGATTAAACAAAATCGAATGGTTGATATGTATGGCGGCGAGAGAAGTGCAGAAGCTCTTGAACAATGGATTTCTGATGCTACCATTAATCAGAATGGTGGAAAAAAAACAAAAAGAAACACAAGAAAAAATAGGAAGACTTCTAAAAAGACTTCTAAAAATGGTTGCAAATCATGTAAAAAAATCAATATTTTCAAACTATGGTAAAATTTGGTAAACTATTTTTATAATAGCATTTTCAATAATATTATAAAAAATTGAATGTTCTAATCATACTATAATTCAAAATAAATTAAACACTATTTTGTTATAAAACTATGGCAACTAAAACATTGAAAAAGAAACCATCCGTCGTAAAGAAGCTATTCAGGCTTTTTGACTTTCATGTTTTGGATGAAGCATCGAAAGATGTGTTTGACAGTGATAGTGAGGGAAGTCAAGATAATCAATATTCAAATACTAAAATCGCTCCACAATTCATTATACAAATGTTTGGTATTAACGAAAAGGGCGAAACTTGTTGTCTTTTTATACAAGATTTCCAACCATTCTTTTATATCAAGGTTGGTGAAAAATGGGATAATTATACAATGAAATCTCTTATAGATGAATTCAAGACAAAAATAGATAAATCCCATCACGAATCCATCCTGGATTGCGAATTAGTAGACCATTACAAATTGTATGGTTTCAGTGGTGGTAAAAAACATAAATTTATAAAAATCACGTTTAAAAATACTATCGTTATGAATAAAATCAAAAACCTTTGGTATACTTACCCTAAGCACAATTCAGATACATCCATCCGACCAGAGAAGGTTCGAACAGGATTCAAATACAAGGGTATATCATTGGAATTATACGAAAGTAATATTCCGCCATTATTGAGATATTTTCATATTTCCAACATAAGCCCTTCGGGTTGGGTATCATTCCATACAAATCAAGTTATGCCAACAGCTATAAAAACAACGACTTGTGACTTCGAATATATTTGTCCATTAGAAAAATTATTACCAGATAACCAGAGGGAAACTAGAGTGCCTTATAAAATATGTAGTTTTGATATTGAAGCCAGTAGTAGTCATGGCGATTTTCCTGTGCCTGTAAAAACGTACAAACGACTTGCGACAAACATAGTCGATGCATTCATAAGACAATCTACTGATAAAACCAAAACGAATATAAATACCATGATAAAAAAAATTATTATGGCTGCATTTGGATATGGTAAATTCGATGATATTGATAGAGTATATCCTAAAAAAATGCCTTCCAAAGAACGTGTCGCTGCACTCATTGATATCTTATTAACAAAATCTATCGAAACTGCAAAAAAATCAAACGAAGACGAAGACAATAGTAATGTTTTGAAAATTGATGATATGTTCGATAAAATAAAAGAAAATCATTTTCAAAATGCGGAAGGCGGTGATGGTGCGGATGGCGTGGATGGTGACGATGACCCATCTGACATACCAGATGAGACTCCAAAATTCAAGCCAAAATCAAAAACGACAAATCAAAAAAATACTACTGATGCAACTACTGCTCTGGATGTTTTGACAAATGAAACTATAAATCGTGATGAGAAATTACAAATAATGAATGATGTCATGACTCTATTGTTTCCAAAATTAGAGGGTGATAAAGTTACGTTTATCGGGTCTACATTTTTGAAGTATGGCGAAAAAGAACCTTATTTGAATCATTGTCTTGTATTAGGAACATGCGATGATGTGGATGGAGCAGTCATCGAAACAGTTGATACCGAAAAAGATTTGTTGCTAAAATGGACTGAACTAATACAAAAAGAAAATCCGGATATTATTATCGGATATAATATTTTTGGCTTCGATTATGAGTTTATGTTTCGTCGTTCCCAAGAAAACGAATGTGAGCGTGAGTTTTTGATGTTATCACGTAAAATAAACGAACTTTGTGCGAAATTTCCGTACGACGACCCATCGAACCTCACGATTGAAAATACGAAATTGGTTATTGCTAGCGGTGAATACGATTTGCGATATTTCAAGATGACGGGTCGGCTACAAATCGATATGTATGCATATTTCCGTCGTGATTTTAATTTGTCGTCCTATAAATTAGATGATGTTGCAGGTGAATTCATCAGTGATAATATAAAAAAGATTGTTTGTACAAATCACGAAACATATGGTGAAATTACAGAATTGTATAGCCAAAATCTAATGGGTTTGCATAAAGGGGATTATATTCATATTGGTTTTGTAGGATTTACATCGGATTATTATAAAGATGGTAAGAAATTCCGTGTTTTGGATATCGTTACGGATTATGAAGACCCCGAAACCAAAACCAAATTCAATGTCATTATGATTGATGGTCATGAACATATTGATAGTGCAAAACAAATAAAATGGACCATGGCAAAGGATGATGTATCACCGCAGGATATTTTTAGATTATCGAATGGTTCGGCGAGTGACCGTGCCCGTGTAGCGAAATATTGTATTCAGGATTGTAACCTAGTTCATCATTTGATGAACAAAATCGATGTGATTACTGGTTATGTTGAAATGTCCAGTATTTGTAGTGTTCCGATTAGTTTCTTGGTTTTCCGTGGTCAGGGTATCAAACTAACTAGTTATGTAGCGAAAAAATGTCGAGAAAAGGATACACTTATGCCGGATGTCGAAAAATCGGGTGATGCGGATGGTTATGAAGGTGCAATTGTTTTACCACCCAAATGTGCTATGTATATGGATAATCCGGTTGCTTGTGTTGATTATGCATCTTTGTATCCATCTTCTATGATTAGTCAAAACTATTCACATGATAGTAAGGTATGGTCGAAAGAGTATAATTTGAAGGGCGATTTGATAAAAGTAACTGGTGAAACGGATAGATCGGGTAATTTTGTTTATGATAATATGCCTGGTTATTATTATATTGACATGGAATTCGATACATTCAAATATATTCGTAAAACACCGACATCTCGTGCAGAAAAAACAAAAGCTGGCAAAATAGTTTGTAGATGGGCTCAGTTCCCAGATAACAAGAAGGGTATCATGCCATCTATTTTGGAAGAACTATTGAAAGCTCGTGCGGATACACGTAAAATGATAAAAACAATCAAGGACCCTTTCATGCAAAATATATTAGACAAGCGTCAGCTCGGTTATAAGGTAACAGCGAATTCGCTATATGGGCAGTGTGGTTCAAGGACATCGACGTTTTATGAGAAGGATGTTGCAGCGGCTACTACTGCGACGGGTCGTATGATGATTACATATGCGAAACGTATGATTGAGGAAGTTTACGGAAATTTGATTTATGAGACCGCACTACATGGTCCTGTGAAATGTTTGGCTGAATACGTATATGGTGACAGCGTTGCTAATTATACTCCTGTATACATAAAACATAATGGAATTATTGATATTGTTACGATTGAAGATTTAGGAGAAAAATATGGAAAGGGTCTATGGGTTACATGTAGAGAAGAAGGAAAGCAAGAAAAAGAATATTGTGAATTAGAAGGAATCGAAACATGGAGTGATAAGGGTTGGACAAAATTACATAGAATTATAAGACACGTTTTAGCACCACATAAAAAAATGATTAGAATTTCAACTGATCAAGGGTTAGTCGATGTTACAGACGACCATTCACTTTTAGATGTATCTGCTAACCCTGTTACTCCCAATGATGTTTCTATCGGAACTCCTCTTCTACATAATTCTTTAAACGATATTTGTATTGATAATCCATATATACGAAATAACTCTATTTATATTTATCATTGTCAAGATATTATTACTGCCGCAAGATATATCAATTATCTGAATAGTAAAAATCATTTTGAATATCATATTACAGAAGGAGAAGACAATTCTGTTATTATAACACTTGATTTATTGAAAAAAAGTAGCAAAAATATCAAAAAAATGCATGAAATACAATACAGTGGCTATGTTTACGACCTAACTACCGAAAATCATCATTTTGCAGCTGGTGTTGGTAACTTGATTGTTCATAATACGGACAGTGTATTCTTCACATTCAATTTAGAAGACCCCAAAACAGGAGAAAAAATCCGTGGTAAGCCAGCCTTGGAAGCAACCATCGAAATAGCACAGGATGTTGCAGCACTTTGTACACGATATTTGAAACCACCTATGGAACTCACCTATGAAAAAACATTGATGCCATTTATTTTGCTGTCTAAAAAGCGGTATGTTGGAATGTTATACGAGACCGACGCAAACAAAGGGAAATTGAAATTCATGGGTCTCTCATTGAAACGACGTGATTCGTGTGACTATTTGAAGGACGTGTATGGAGCTATTTTGAAAATATTGATGGATACAAAACGTACAAACTCGATACAGGCGTCGATAGAATTTCTGAATCAGTCTTTAAATGAACTCGTCGAAGGTAAAGTGCCGATGGATAAACTCATGATTACTAAGGCACTTCGTAGTGATTATAAGAATCCAGGTGCGATTGCACACAAAGTATTAGCTGACCGCATTGCAAAACGTGACCCCGGTAACAAACCCAAACCAGGTGACCGTATGAAATTCGTGCATTTTGTTCATACAGATACAAAAAGTGGAAAAAAACCATTACAGGGTGAGAAAATAGAAACGCCCGAATTCATATTACAAAACAATCTACAAATAGATTATAATCATTATATTACAAATCAACTGATGAAACCATTACAACAGCTATTTGGTTTGGCTTTGGTAAATATATGGGAATTACAAAATAACAATCGGGAACTCAGAAATTATAAAAAAGAAATAGACCAACTCGTTAGTGAGTTCCCAGACATTGAAATCTTTATGAAAAGGAAGGAAAAATATTGCTCCGCAAAAATAAAAGAAATACTGTTTGATGATATACTCAACAAAATATATAATCAAAAAAATGGTATACGAACAATCACTCAGTTTTTCCGCTAATAGATATAAAAAATATATATACAAATATTCTCATCAATAATCAACGATACATATTAAAGAAATATTGATTTTGTTGAAATTGCATTTTGTTTGGTTGGATTATTTTGTTTTCAATAATTTTGTTTTCAATAATTTTGTTTTCAATAATTTTACATTTCGAATCATAATACACGTTTTTAACGCTTTTATCATAAATATAATATATATCATCTATCGATATATTAATATCATCTATAAAAGATACTACTTTACCATCCCAATTGACCCCGGTTTCACCTAAATGAAAATACATTGTAGTTTCAAGATTACAAAACATAACAAAATTATCATATCCGAAACAATAATCTCCCCAAGCTGCATTAGGTAAATTATCACGATGATATACTTTTTTTTTATACAATTGAAAACAACCCAATATAGATGGTGGAGTATTTTTCATATGTAAAATATTATTACAGACAAATTTTTTATGTTCATCCTTGTTTATGATTTGATTTTTGTTCAATAATTCTGATGTTTTCAATATATTATTTCTAATCGCGCCATATAAACATTTTGAATTCAAGTTTTCTTCGATTAAAACATCAATAAAATTATTGGGTAAAATAATATCAGAATCAAAAATCAAATACCAACTATCTGGGTAGGTGTGATATACTATTCTTTGTGCATAATTCAATGCTCCAAATTTGTCAAATTTTTTATTATTATTTTTGAAATTGAAAAATAATATTTCGACGTTTTCAAATTGTTTAGCTAGTTCAATTGTATTTATGTCGTCTGATTGAGTTATCAAATAAATTTTATCAAAGTGTAAATAATTTACTGGCAACACAAATTGGAGTGTATCATAATAATTATATGACACACACATACCAATTAAAGGCAAAACTTTATTTTTTTCAGGTTGTTTCATAATAATATAATATATTCATATATTTTGCAATATTAAACACGATTATTAGAAATATCCCTAAAAATGATAGGCATTTCAAATGTATATGTCAAATTATTAGATATATCACTTTCATTATCTAAATAATTATTCAATATATTTGCGAGACTAGCTGTTAATCCATCAAACATATTATTTGTAATATTTTGCATATTTTGCATATTCTCATTCACCGACCGCCTCGATTGTTCTCGATGTTGTGGTTCAATATCTGTTTCAGTTTCTTGATTTGAAGATTCACGAATATCATATCTACAAATAGGACATCGTACGTTTGTACGGAACCATCCTTGTATAGTTTCTTGACAAAAGCAGTGTCCACAGTGAATAATTTGTATTATTTCATCACCTTCTTCAAAATCAGCCAAGCTAATAGGACATCTATGATTCAACAATTCAATGTTTTCACTATAAGTTATGGTTCTTGTTGCTGAATCAATTTGTTGTCGTGTTGGAGCCACTATAACATCTTGAAATCCGGTTTGATTGCTTATATTACCTGATAAATCTCTATCATAGTAAAAATAATAAGACATGAACGGTGTATTTGGTTGATAAGCGGTTCTTGCTGTTCTTGCGGTTCTTGATGCTTGTCTAGTAGTTCTTCGTGGATTTGGTTCACTTGTTGATGTATTATTTCTTATGTTATTAGAATTAGGAATCACATATTCATATGATGGTTCCGCACGAGACCTTGAATGCTGTTGACGTTGTATCACTGCACTAATAATTTGTAAAATATACCTCATATTACTTGAATATTCTCTCATATTTTCATCATAAGAATGGACTATTTCCCTCAGTAACTGTATAATTGCCGAGTTCTCATTTTCATAAAAATTACGTCTATTGTTATTATTATAATTAGTATTTGTTCTCGAACCAGTAAATAAATTTTCATTCATTATTTCATCAATCATATTTTGTAAAGTATTTGAAACCGCATTACGATTATCCATATAGATAATATATATAAAGATAGCTCTATATATTATATTAATTCAAATATAAATAAATTATAATGGACTTATCTAAATATCATGAAAAAGGTCTAACTGGATTAGAAAATTTGGGAAATACATGTTTCTTGAATTCATGTATGCAAGTATTAAATCATACATATGAATTAAATCATTTTTTGGATATGAAAAACCATAACATAAAAAAAAACATTCCTGATTCAAATATATTAATAGAATGGGATGATTTACGTAAAGTCATGTGGAGTGGTAATGGTATTGTTTCACCTAACAGGTTTGTTCTGAATGTACAACAAATCGCAATGATGAAAAACAAGGAATTATTTACTGGTTGGGCACAAAATGACATGCCAGAGTTTTTGTTGTTTTTTATTGATTGTGTTCATACTAGCATTTCTCGAGGCGTTACTATGAAAATTAATGGAAACAAACAGAACAAAACAGATGAAATGGCGATTGCATGTTATCAGATGTTAAAAACAACATACGAAAAGGAATATTCCGAAATTATGAATATTTTTTATGGTATTTATGTTTCCGAAATTATTTCAAAAGATACCGGAAAATGCCATGTTATGAAACCAGAATCATATTTCATTTTGGATTTACCTGTAATGGATGAAAACGCAATGGCGAAAAATATTTACGAATGTTTTGATTTGTACACGAAACCCGAGATTTTAGAAGGTGATAATGCATGGTTTAATGAAAAAACTCGTCAAAAAGAAGATATAAAAAAACAGATTACTTTTTGGAATTTTCCAAATGTCTTGGTTATTGTATTGAAACGTTTTACGCCAGATGGTATGCATCGTATAAATACTACCATTGATTTCCCACTTGAAAATCTCGATTTATCAAAATATGTTCGAGGTTATTCAGCAAAGACATATGTATACGATTTATATGGAGTATGTAATCATATGGGTGGTGTCATGGGTGGACATTATACAGCATTTGTAAGAAATGCTGAGAACAAATGGTTACATTTCAATGATAGTAATGTAGAAACAATTGATAATATTAATATTAATAATATAATTTCTCCTATGGCTTACTGTTTATTTTATCGTAAAAAAAATAACTTATTATAATATAAAAGTATTTATAAAATATGTTTGAATCATATACAAATAAAGCAACAACATATGCTGATGCAATGAAAGCCCAAGAAGATATTTCATTTAATATAGTTAAGTCCAAGATAGATATTTCATCGAATATAGTTGACCCAACTAATAATAAAACAAGCAAAACTGACACAGATTTGAATAAAAACACGTCATCAAATCAGGGAGATACTTGGAATGATATATTTACTAAAATTTTCAATAAAACAACTATGTTCTACTTATTAATATTTTTAGGCATATATATTTCAATGTATTTTGCATTAGGAGGAATTTTAAATAAAGGGGGTGATAATTCAAGTTTCCAATTAAAAATAAGTCGCATTATTGATATTATTTTTTTAACATTTTTATTATTATTTATTGTATCTTATTTATATTCTTCAAGCAATTCAACCGAAAATATTAATAATTCATTGAAAAAATATATTGATTTTTTGATAACACCAACATCTATTGTTTCTAGTTTTTTATTTTTAGTAGTTTTTTATTTAATTATATATTTATTTAGAATACCAACAGAACGCGATTCAAAACCAATTTTTATCTCTATAATTGAAACAATTACTTGGTTGACATTTATTGTAATATGCATTATCGATTTTTTTCAATATATATTAGGAATACCAATAGTTTCAATGATATATAATTTTTGGAATTCACTGCCAGATAATCAACCACCAACGCTTAATATTTCTAAAAATATCTTCGATAATTCAAATAATAATATTAATAATGATAATGAGGTATTCAATGTTTCTAATAATATTTATACGTATGATGATGCACAAGCAGTTTGTAAAGTATATGGTGCAAAACTAGCGACATATGACCAAATTGAAGATGCATATAATGATGGCGCGGACTGGTGCAATTATGGTTGGTCCGAAGGTCAGATGGCATTCTTTCCTACACAAAAATCAACATGGAAAGCACTACAATCTGACCCTGAAAAAAAAAATAATTGTGGTCGTCCAGGAGTAAATGGTGGATATATTGCAAACCCTCATTTTAAATTTGGGGTTAATTGTTTTGGAAAAAAACCACAACCTTCACAAGATGACTTAAATCGAATGAATACGCAATCAATTACACCAAAAACACCTGAAAACATCGCATTAGATGCAAAAATTCAATTTTGGAAAGACAATGCTGCAAAATTATTACAAATAAATTCTTACAATAAATCAAAATGGTCTGAATATTAGATATTTTTACATATTTTTAGAGAAGTTTCATAAAAATGAGTGGTTTTTATGAAATAGGCATGTTTCTTCAACGAAAAAATCTTTTTTTTGTTTGTTTTTTTGAGGGATTTTCTGTATTTTTTCTGGTTCTCGATTTACCAGGACATTTTGTTATCAAATCAAAAACTTTATTAAATAATTCGTTATCTATCGGTCCATATATATTTTCTTTTATAATAGGTTGTTTTTTTTGTTCTCCACCTTTCATATAATATTCGTCTGAAAATGATAATAATCCAACTGGTATAACCAAGTTTTCGAATTTTTTTGTTCCTATTTCAGATTGTTTTGTTATACCCAACGTATTTTGTTTATTTGTTTCTTTTTGTAATATTTCTAACATTGGATATCCGCCTATATTATTAGTATTATTAAAGATATATTTCATGATAGGTGAATTTTCTATTTCCATTATATATAATTATATACATATTATCAATAAATACAACTAATTTTTATAGGTTCTCTTTATATCTAGACTAGTTGTTATTTCTCTTTTATTTTTCAAATGCATTATTAAATAATTCAATTGGTTTTTATCAGGTATTATTTCACCTAAACACCTTTCTATATATCCATAACTAAGTGGTGGATATTCTTTTTTTTCATAGATACGAAGTTCTCCGTCACTTATGCCGATTTTATTTTCTAACAAGTTGTAGTCTTTCATATATTGACAAATTGTTTCACCGAGTTGATTTTTATTTTCACGAATTTTTTTTGTTTTTTCGTTTATTATTTTCATTTGAGAATCCAAAATAACCCAATTCTTTATATTTTCTACAAATTGTTCTCGTGATTCTTTTGTAATTATTGTATCTGTGTGTCTAATTGATACAGTATTGGTATTTTTATCATTCATTGTATTATTTATTCTATAATAATATAATAATTTTATGTTGGTTTATTGATTTACATATTTTTACGAGTTCCGCGTTTTGATTTTCTTGATTTACGCATGTTCTTTGTGGCAGTCTTTCTTTTGTTTATTATTGTTTTTTTCATAGGTTGGGATGTTGGTTGTGATTTATAAACTTTCTTAGCATCTTTCATTGCATTTTTTAATTTGTAATCTGGATTTTTTGCCTTGTTTTCTTTGAAAACACGATTAACAACTTCTATCCAAGATTCAGCCATATAAATTATACGAAGATTATTATAATTTATAATTTTATTACATTTTTATAATTATATAATTGTAAAAAGATTAGTGTTTTCTACGAGAACGCTTGTTACGCATTGATTTACGACCATTTTTTTTACCACCTTTCTTTTTGTTAGTTTTTCTTAAATATCTTTGACTTGCGTATAAAAATCCGGCTGGCACTAATAAATCACCAACAATAGTTTTTCCACCATCTTGTCCATCTTGTCCATCTGGAACTTCTGATGATTCTGATGATTCTGATGATTCTGATGAAACTACTGGTGATTCTGTTGAGACTTTTTCTGGGTCACCTCCTTGTTGCTGTTGTTGCTCTTGTTGTTGTTTCTTTCCACCTGATTGTGTTATTGGCGCTGCGTTAGCAGCAACTGAACTGCCGCCAAGTGTGTTTGATATCTCGCTATTGCTACCGTTACCAAGAGAATTCATAGAAATTGTATTATCTGTACTAGAAACCGGATGTTGTTGTCCAATTCCACCATAAACACCTTGTGCAAATTCAGTAGCACCATTACCTCCCATCATACAACCTATCATTTTTTTTGTTTTCATAGACTTTTTCGAGTGTTTTTTGCTATGTCTTGGCATTCTTTTAATGAATATATATTATTGACAGATTTTTTATTTATAAATATCTCTAAATATCAAACGAAGTTGTTTGAATCATTTTTGAAGTTCTAAGTAATTTCAACAACAAAAATAAATTTACTAAAACTATAAAAATGAAAAATACATTATAAAAACAAATGAACCAAATATACAAATACAACTCATTATAAATGATTTGAACAAATGGCTTCAACATTTCTTTAACATCCTTACGTATATCTTCATTTTGAAAAAATTCTATACATGTATCTCGAATATTTTTCATTTTGTTTGTATTTTTATATAAGTTAATAAAGTAAACTAATAAAAATAAAAAATGTTACAAACGAACATTCGTACAAATACGAGAACATTTTTATGATAATATGATAAAATGAGTGAAATTTATGATACAAATGAACAATTCGATTTTAATAAATTAGTATTAACTAAACCTATTCCTATAACTAGTGGAAATTATTTTATCAAGTGTTTAGTCAATAATGGACCTTTGTATATTCAACCTCCTAAATGTAAAACTAGGCAGGGTATTTTAAAAGCTGGAAAACGATTCTACACTGATTTATTATTTACAAATGAAGATGAAAATTTTATTCAATGGATGGAAAATTTAGAGAGTAATTGCCAACAATTTATTTATAATAATCGTGAAAAATGGTTTGATGGTGATATGGAGTTACATGACATTGAGAACTATTTTACTTCGCCTTTAAAAATATTTAAATCTGGTAAATTTTATGTTGCTCGTGTTAATATATCCACTGTTTTAGGCAAAATCGGTTTGAAAATTTACGACGAAAATGAGATGGAGGTTTCGATGGAAAGCATCAATGATAAAACAAATATTATGACCATTTTAGAAATTCAGGGAATCAAATGCTCAACCCGAAGTTTTCAAATTGAAATGGAAATGAAACAATTGATGGTTTTAAAACCAGCAGACTTATTTGAAAAATGTATCATCAAGACAAAATCTTCTTCTGGAATTTTAAATAATTTGGTTGAAAATAATATAATTCATGAAACACCTATTGAAGAATGTTTAGAAAACATCGAATCTATTGAATCTACAGAAATTACGGAGCCAACTGTTTCCTTGGATATGTTTGTTAATACATCAGAATCAGAGCAACTACCAGAAAACGAAAGAGAAATTAATATCGAAATGCAGGATGTTGGCATTATCGAGAACAATTTAGAAAAACCAGAAAAAATAGAACCAATTGAAATTGATGGTATCCAAGAAATAGAATTTAATTTAGATGATTTGGAAAGGGCAGATGAAATACAAATAAAAAAAAGAAATGATATTTATTATGAAATGTATAGAGAAGCACGACGAAAAGCAAAGATTGCCAGAGATTTAGCACTTTCATCTTATTTAGAAGTAAAACGAATTAAAAATACTTATATGCTAGATGATATAATTGATAGTGATGATAGTGATTTAGAATTAGATGATGAAGCTGATATTGAAAACGATAATGACAATCATGATAATGACGATGAAAATTAAAAAGTATTAAAAAGTATTAAAAGTCGATTCAAACTATTTTAGCAAAATTCAAAAAGCATATTTTAAACAAATACAATAAATAATTTTATCAACCGTTTATATAAGAAGAATGTTTGAAAGCATCGCTAGTTCAATTAAGAAAATTTTACCAAAAGGCCAAACCTCCCTTTATTTGATACTTTTCCTGCTTCTTGTTTTTGCTATCTATTTTTATTCTACTTCTAAAACTAGTATGATGGATTCTATGGATACTGGTGCTTATCCACCTAATTCAATGGGACCAATGACTAATCAACCAACTGCTCCTGCTGCTGGAACTCAAACAGGTAGTATGTCTACTACATCACCAATGACCAGTGGTAATGGATATTCCACACAAGCAGTTGCCAATCCATCTGACTTACTACCAAAGGACCAAAATAGTCAATGGGCTGCTTTGAATCCTAGTACTATGAATCAAGGTGACATTCTAATGCCTGATTTATTACAAGCCGGCTATCATATTGGATTAGATACTATTGGTCAAACTTTACGTAATCCTAATCTACAATTACGTTCAGACCCTGTCATATCAAAGATGGATATTGGACCATGGAATCAAAGTACCATTGAGCCAGATTTAGGACGTGTTCCTCTTGAATTAGGTGCTGGTTCTCGTTAGATTTTTTTGGAGCGTTTTTTGATAAATTTAGGAATTATTATTAAAATATCCTTTAATATTTTTTGATTATAAACTTATATATTTTATATTTGTATAATATATAACAATATGAATTGGACTGTTACTTTCTATTCCGCTATCTTATTTTTTGTTTTAACTCCTGCAGTTTTAATAAGATTGCCTCCAAAAGGTAATAAATTTACAGTTGCTGCAGTGCACGCAGTCGTTTTTGCTTTAATATTCCATTTCACTCATAAGATTGTTTGGCAACTTTCCATGGGAATGGGAATGCCAATGCATAAGGAAGGCATGGTCTCATGTGACGTTGGACAAATGGTAGTTGATGGAAAATGTGTTGTTGACCCTAGTTATATGTCTGGTAATAATATGCCATCTGGTAATTATATGCCATCTGGTAATTAAATGGTAACTATAATCAATATATTTATAAATTATATACTGATTTATTATATGAAGATGCCTTGTATATTTACATTATATGTCGCATTTTTGTTTTTTATACTAAGTCCAAATATTTTATTAAAATTACCACCAAAAGCTGGAAAATATACTACAGCTGCGGTTCATTCTTTAGTTTTTGCATTAATTCTACATTTTACTGGAAAAATGATGATATTGAATTTTAGTAGAAAATTGGAAGGACTTTCTTCTAATACTACATATTGTTCTCCTATAAAAGGAGAGAAATTAGTGCCATTATCAGAAACAACTATTTTTTCTCAACCGCATATAGATTATGCAAACTCATATTGCATTTCTAAAAGAACTGGATTAGGTGGTTATTGGGATAATGAAAGTCAAGAATGTTTAGTTGATGGTAATAAATATTCAAAAATATGGACATACAATACAGCAAAACAAAATAATTATAGCAGTAATAATATGCCAAAGGCAAATTTTCCATGTTGTCAAACCCAAAGATGTGGATATATTCAATATAAAAGTACCGACCAATTTGTATTCAATCCATAAAATAATATCATAATTATATAAATGGATAAATATGATAATTTAGGATATTTCATGTTTGGCTTCGTATTAATAGTTTGTATGTATATTTATTTTCAAAATTCCGATGAATTTCAATTAAAATGTATAGTATCTCATATCGATGGTAATAAATATTGCGTAAGAGAACGCTCGAAACTTAATAAAGCAGCTGATTTATTGGCAAGTGTAACAAATAAATGTAAAAAACTCGTTGAATATGTTCATAAAAAACATCCCAATCAAGAAAATGTAAAACGCCTCGTTGCAGGTTTCAATCCTAAAAAAGTAAGCGAAACATTACCTACTAGTAGCTATACAGCATACAGTGAAAATAAGGGTGAAAAAATCGCATTTTGTCTCAATACGGCAAAACAAAACAACGAAAACCTAATTGATGAAAATACACTCACGTTTGTAGCTATTCATGAATTATCCCATGTCGCCACTAAATCCATCGGACATAAAACCGAATTCTGGGATAATTTCAAGTTCTTGTTGATAGAAGCCAAAGAAGCTGGTATTCATAATCCAATTGATTACAAAAAAGAACCACGTGAATATTGTGGTATGAAAATTCATGATAATCCTTATTATGACGCATAATAATTCAAATGTCTTAGCGTCTAGGTATTATTTTAGTGGAACGTTTTTCGATATCATACTGCTTATTGTCAATTTCGTTTGTTAATTCCTCGAATCGATTATCTAAATATTGTATCAATGCTTTCTCATTTACGTTATTGGGAATTCTTGTATTTTTATCATCAACTGGAGTTGTTTTTTTCAATTTGTTTCTTGAAATACGATTTCCCATTTATAAAATATATATGCATTTTTTTATATATTTTATGTTTTTGTCTCTTTATTTGCTAATCATTTTTGAACCATAACCATACCATAACATAATGGATAACACACTACCAATAGCGAATCCATTACCAGCACTTAATAATGATTTTTCAATAAAATAATAAAAGAACATTGGACCAATTACATACGATAATAATATGTAAAACATCATTATCATAATGAACATTTGAAAATCAGCGGACATTTGTATTTTATATATTACCTAAATATTTTTTAAAATCGAGTTCATTGTATTTCGTATTATGTTTTTATTATTTGGAATTGTATAGTTTTCTATTTTTGGATACTGCATAATTACGAGACTATTCAAAATTGTAAACAGTTCTCCATTATCTCTCAGTTTTTTAAGTTCCAAATTCGGTTTTTTTATTACAAAAACATTAGAATGATGCGCAATACGTTCACAATGTGAAATATGATGACAATCTAACACATCCTTCACGCTCAAATCTCCATAAAGATAATATTTTGTATTATTGTTTATATATTGACTTATATCTCTGTATTTTTCATCTATATTTTTATCACGTCGCAATGTTGGAGGTATAAAAGCAAGAACACTATTAATATTCAATAGTGAACCAAACAATATTGCTGCATAACCTCCTGCCGATACACCTATAAAAATAACATTTTTGTATTTTTCAACATCACCCTTTAAATATTCAAGTGTTTCATCGATTGTTTTACTAATTCCGTCAATACCTTCATGGTAGGTATTTGCAAATTTATCTACATAAAAATGTTTATCGACATTTTCGAAATGTTTACTTAAAAAATTAATAAATTCGAATCTTTGAATGCCGCCAAATATTCTATCATTTCCTGCAAATGATACTATCAATGTATCCGAATCTGTTTTATTGATTTTATAACAGTAATTACTCATATATATATACTAACTACTTTTGTAGGTTCCAAACACCTTATCCCATATCGAAAACCTTTTTGAATAATTACAATTATTATTAGAATGATGTAACGTATGGTCTTCAGAATACAACGAAATATTGAGAGCTCTTGGTAACCAAATAAATTGTGAAAAAGAACCATTTGGATATAATTTTTTACTAGAATGTCCGCTTATTTCAATAAAAGATTTGTATGTTAAAATAATATTGAATTGAAAGAGTGACAAACGGGGAAAAATAATCAATGTTATAAACTGCGGCACTGAATTTGTAATAATCAAATCCAGAGGGCATTGATAAAATGTTATAATTGGCAAAGGATAGCTAAATTTATGATGTTTTTTATGAATATTAACATACAAAAACTTGTTTGAATGTAAAAGATAATGTGTAGAATAATGGAAGAAATCGAAAATCAATTCAAAAATGAAAGATTTTGGTATAAAATAAATAATATCATTCATAGAAATTATTGAAACGCCATCAAAAAGTACATTTTTTATGAATATATATGTAACAGTTTCAACCGTAGTCGATGATACTAAATTCAATAAAAATTCATTCTTGTAGTCCTGTTGTAAATGTTCTATTTTCGTATAATTTTTATTGATGTTCTCTTTAGTTTTCAAATTATAACTGATAAATTCCAATAGTAAATAATTTCTGGATAAAAATATGATCATTATAGTTAAAAAATTCAAGTAATTGTTTTTGTACTGTTCGACATTTGAAATGGTTGAATGTTCAAACATTCCAATCAAAAGAATCAAAGAATTTATATAAACGAAATTTTTCAAAGATTTCTTTGAAATCATCATAGAGTATCAGTATATATTCTATCATCTAAGGTTAGGCACAACTAAATATTTTTATTATAGAATTCATACTGTTTTTAGTAATCGGAATTGTAAAAGAATTGCTAAATATAGTAGATGGACAACAAAAAAACTAGTTGACATCGAAAAAACATATTTTGGTATATCCATTTTCCGATAAATTTGCACATATATTTTTATATGATTATATCAATTTTTATATAATCATATAAAATGCTTACAAAAATTATACCTTATTGTATATATGGAACAAAATTTAGAAACTATAATAGAAACTAATATAGAAACTAATATAATTGTCAATATTCCAATGGATGATATATATAAAATTTGTTTTCTAGATTCCAATGGAAAACCTATAAAAAAAATTGTTTTTAATGGTCAAACTGACGAAATTAGTAAAGATGATGATATATTTAGCGAAGAAGAAAAACTAGAAATGGCAATTGACCAACCGGAAATAACTACCTCCAAACAACAAATTCATAAAGATGACTCTATCAGAATTATTAAAAAGAAAATAATAAAAGAACTAGGTTTAAATAACATTTCTTATGATGAATTGTATTTGTTTTCAAAAAAGAAAGACAGACTTCATCTATTAAACGCTTTTCTAGAAATGACAAACCAAGGAGAAATTGAATTCAATAAACAAATGGCCGGACAATTCTTGATGAATATTTTAAATGATACACAGGTAGATAAAGCGGAGACACTTGGTAAAATGAATCAAAACGCATATTCTTATGATACAATTATGAGATTATTAAATGTCGATAACGAAAACAATATCGAATCTGATACACAAGAATACGATATATTATTTCCAATTGGTCGAAAGTTCTCGGCTAGTCGGGATTATTTGTTCTCTGTAAACCCTTTTTTCATTCTACCTGGTCCGGATGTTACATATGAACCATCATCCAAAAACAAACTAATTACATTTGATAATCATTTGCTTTTGAACTATGGCGATATCGTAAACAATACTATTTATGTTTGTTTTGCAAATGATGTTCTCAATTTCGGCATTAATAACAATATTTCGGAAGAATATCTAATTGAACTATATTTTCCACTATTGAAAGAAAAAGATATTTTATCAAAAGAAGCATTGTTGGATTCAAAGGAAGCATTGATACAACAAACACAGCTAATAATGAAAGATAAGACAATGAAAATCTATGATATTATTGATATGTATTATAACGTTTATTATTCTCGTAAAAATGATATTCCGTATATCAAAAAAGGGATAAAATCTTTTCATTTGATTTTACATCCAGAATTTCAAACTATTCTCCCATTGGATATCATTTTCAAACAATTTCATGTAAATAGTGAAATACCATATATAAAATACAATCCTGGTTCTAGACGTGAGTCAATTTATCGACTTTATTCAAAACAACGAACTCAAAATGGTAAAAAAATCCCATTCTTAACGAAAAATAAAATTACATCTTTATCAAAGGAACCAAGCAAGGGACATCGCCTTCATTTTTTCGTACAACAAACCCTCGATAATATTCCTATTATGATTTATTTTGATATTGATTACAATGGTAATATTATTGTTAGGTCTGAACTAAACGATACAGTATCCGTCGAATTTATTGAGAACATTTTGAAAATCATTGTGAATCCTGTGATAGAAAAAATAAATAGGTTATTAGAATTAAATGGGTACAATTTATCAATTTTTGACAAAATTCACGATGATTTCATTGAAATAATAGATATTCAATATACTTATTTGATTGATTATGAAAAAGATATTAGATTGACTGAATATGCGAATTTTCTATCCACCGCTTTTGAAATTATTGATAAAAACATAGAAAAAGGGGCGATTTTGAAATACAAACGTGTTGAAAATTATAGGAAAATGGATGCGATGGATGCAATGATTACTAATATTTTCAAAAAAAATGATAGCGAAAAGGATGTTATTGAAGCATTAAAAATAAATTTTATTTTGTCAGAAGATGAAGCTTTGATGAAATTACAAGATTATTTAAATAAACATATTCGAATTGGTGGGCAATTTGTGAATAAGTCTATCGATATTGCTGAGAACCCAGGTTTCCCTGTAATAATAAAACCTATTCCTTTTGAGAACAAATTGATGATAGATATAACAGATATCAATAATACTCGTTTTTTACCAATTTTAGATATTTATATTGATAGTTTCTTAAGAATTACGCAATATCCAGATTCTAGCACAATCAAAAAAAAAGATATTTTAGAACTGTCGACGAATATACAAAAAATAACAGACGAATCGCATATTGATAATGTTATTGTTTCTGATATAAACCCATTGGATATACAACCATTCCGGATAAATGATAATGATATTGAAGAAGGTGGCATATTGTTTGAAGAAGATGATGAATCTGAAGATGAAGAGGAAGAGGATGAGGAAGAGGAAGAAGACGAATTAGAAGGTGGTATATTATTTGAAGAAGATGACGAAGAGGATGATGACGAGCTCGAAGACGTCATTGAAGGTGATGAAAATGAACAAGTCACACAAGTTATAAGACAATTACCAAAACAAATAGGTGGTGCAAATTTATTTTTCAAAAAATTAAGAGAAAAGGAACCTACGCTATTTCTTTCAAAAAAAGATGGAAATTTCAATGCATATAGCCGAGCATGTCCTGCAAATCTAAGTAGACAACCTGTTATTTTATCAGATAAAGAAAAACAAGATATTGATGATAATTATCCAGGTTCGTATGAAGTAGCGTTACCGTATAGTACACAGAGTGATAAAAAATATTGGTATATTTGTCCAAGATACTGGTGTGTCAAAAAAAATCGCCCTATGACTGAAGAACAATTCAAAAATGGTGAATGTGATGGTATTACTGTCGTCGATAAGAAAAATGTATTTGAATTCACAGATGAAAAAGAGCATAAAGATAAACAGGGCAATTATCGTCAACATCGTCCTGGATTTTTAGATAATGATGCACATCCTGACCCAAATTCTTGTGTACCTTGTTGTTTCAAAAGCATGAATAGTGATTATCAAATACGTAGACGTAAGGAGTGTAGTATACAAGATTTTGACCTAAGTACCGGAAAACAATATAATAATAAAACTATCAAAAAACTAGTTATTCCAATTACTGAAATGGTTAAAAATATCAGAAAATATTTGAAAGATTATGAAAACTTATCAAAAGAAGAAATTGATAAAAAAATAAAAGAATCAGAAGGTAATGAATTCGAATTATTTGAAGAATTAGAGGAAAAATACAAAAACAAAGAAGTTGGTATTGATAATGATGATATCGAATACGATGATTTGGAAGACGATTCATTATCTGATAATGAAGAAACACAACAACAAAAACAACAACAACAACAAAAAAAACAACAAAAAGTAAAAAATATTGTCCATGTCCTAGGTTTTGATAAAATTCCAATAAGTCAATATAGATGGGGTTTTTTACCCATCTCAGTAGAACTATTTTTAAATACAAGCACTGCTGGAGATATTACTAAAAAAAATGCTGCGAACTTAAAACCGAACGCAACACCCCTATTGAGATATGGTGTGGAGCAATCCAGGCATGAATCTTTTTTAGGTTGTATATCAGACGTTTATAGTTATTATCATAAAGAATTCGAACCAACTATTGAGAACATTCGTAAAGTATTATTAAATAATATGACAATCGATATTTTTTTAAAATCCAATAATGGTTCTCTAGTTTCTATATTTGATAAATACAACATAAAAACACAAGTTATTAGTGACATTTATGTTGAAAATTATAAAAACTCAGTTTTTTATAAAAGTTTCAATGACCTTTCGATACCCGCACAAAATCGATTTTTAAAAGATACCATCCGAGCTTATGAGAATTTCTTGGATTATATCAAAGACCCTGATTCTTTTATTGACCATAGTTATTTATGGGATATTATTAGTATGAATGAATCCATTTTGTTTGATGGTGGATTGAATTTAATTATTATGGAAATCATAGATAACGATGTTACAGATAATATCGAATTAATATGTCCGACAAATTCTTATTCTGGGGAATTTTATAATCCTAAAAAAGGTACTATTTTATTATTAAAACAAGGTGAGTTTTATGAACCAATTTATAGATATGGAAAAACATTAGGTGATAGTTCTCGTATTGATAAAAATGCGGTCAAAATTTTCAAAAATAATAATACTCCAAAATTCTTAATAGAATCATTTGATTTAATTCGCCGTAGTATGAAAAATTATTGTAAACCAAACAAAAGTATTTCGAGATATCAAACCAAAATCAATAACAAAAATGAAATAAAAGTATATGAATTTGTACAAAATATGCCTGCCAATAAAATGGTTACTATATTGAAACAAAATGGACTTTTTATATTGCAACAAATATTGAATTATCGTGGTAAAGTGATTGGCCTTATGGTGAAAACCAAAATGGAAGATGCTGAACCTATCTTTCTTCCTTCGTATCCATCCACCATAATAAATGGATTAGAAATAAAATACATTGATGACGTTATATGGCTACCATATGAAGTTACATTGAAAAAATTATCAACTATCGCAAATACAACAAGTAGTGAAATAAAATGCAAACCTAAAATGAGAATAGTAGAAGATGGTTTAATTGTTGGCATTTTGACTGAAACAAATCAATTTGTACAGTTGGCTGAACCATTTATTGAAAATGATATGAAATACGGTGATGATTTTATAGAAGTTGTTAGTTATAAAGGAACCGAAAATGGTTATTATCAAATTGATAAAAAACTGGCAACGACAGATGCAAAAGATGGAACCCGAGTAAAAACAATACGTAATATTTCACTTGAAACACAATTTTATTTAGCTTTTCGAGTGAAAATTCGGTCTATATTAAATGATTTTGTAAATAGAGATGTTCGTAGAAAAATATTAGAACTAATTGATAACATTGAATATTCTTATAGTTATAAATTGAAAAATATTATCAAAATTTTGGTTGATTTAACCCAAGACCATTTATCATTCGTAGAAATAAGTGAAAATGCATTGACTAATTTGATGGATTTGAATTCATTTAATAATTATAATGATATTAAGTCAATATGTTTTACAAAAGGGGACTCTTTATGTTTACCTAGTAAAAATTTGATTGATAACGAAAATAACAAATTATTGTACTTCAGTAAAATCGCTGATGAATTATTGAGATATAATCGTATCCGTATGTTTATATTTGAACCAAAACATTATCTCAATATTTCAAACATCGATTATTCTATTCATAAAGACGAGGTTTTGTTATTACATAGTGTATTATTTGGTAACTATTTTGATAATTTAATACCATATAACATGAATCAATATATACAAAATATAAATTATGATATTGCGAATCCGATAACAAATAACAAAACTTTTCAAAAAATATCTCTTGATAAACAAATGTTTATGAATAAAAACACAACTAATTTGGATGATTTCAAAGAATGTGTTAGTGCACCTATATTAATTCTCGAAAATGTTTATGAAAATCAACGAAATTGGCGCACTATATTTCCAGAAAATACAAAAGAAATCATTGTCCAAGATTCTATTTTATGTAGTTATTATCCGATTTTGTATGTTATTAAAAATCATCTTGATATAAGTGAATCAGTCGAATCTATTAAAATGAAATTATCAAAAGAATATGAAAAATATTATAATTTACATAATCAACATATTTATAGTATTTTTGTATTAGAAGGAAAGAAAGACATTGTATCGATTTTGAAAAAAGGTAGTTTTTTAGATTTACAAACAATTATAATGAGCGACTCTTATTTTTTGACGAATTTGGATTTATGGTTATTAGCATCATCCATGAAATTACCTATTGTTTTGTTTAGTTCCAATAAAATCACAAATCTGACATATCAATATGATTGGTTTGTTTTGGGTGGTGATGTTGAAACTGATAGTTTTTATTTTGTACGTTGTGGTGGTGAAAGCCATCCTAATAATATGGAGACATATCATATAGTTGATGGTAAATTTAAAATGAATGAGTTAACTGGTATTGAAGAAGTATCTAATGATTATGAAAATCATATCATGACAATCGATAATTATTTGAAAACATATCCTATTAAAATGAAAATAAATATAAGTAAAAAAATGTAAATGGTCTTTTTTTGATATATGATAACAATGATAATATTGTTATAATATTATGTTGGATTTTGGTTTGCGTTAGGAGGGAATCGAACCCCCAGTTCAACCTTGGAAGGGTTGTGTGTTACCACTACACCACTAACGCATTTTCCGAGTTACCTGAATCGAACAGGCGACAATTTGATATCAACAAACAACTACAGTCAAATGCTCTACCAACTGAGCTAAACCCGGGTGTGGATACTCCCACAAGTATTGATATAAGTTAGTTTTTATATGGTTTTATTGTATAAATGTTATTTTTTTGTTAGAATATAATTGTAAATTAGTGTTGTGGTTTTGTAATTTAGTTTTATATTTTTGCGCTGCATAATAGATGTCGAATTATTTAGGATATTTTTATATAACAAAATATTATAATGTCTATTGCACAACCTGTATTGACTCCTGAACAAGAAAATGAAATAGCAGCATATGTAAATAATTATCGTTCGATGAATCGGGCTCCACCAATGGTTTGGGATAATACTATTTATAGTTTTTCACAAAGTTGGTCTCTTGTTTTATCTAGTAATAATTTATTTCAACATAGTGGAAATCCATTATATGGTGAAAATTTGGCATATTTTCAAGGGTATGGAACAGATATAATGACGTTATTGAAAAAAGCAGTGGATTCTTGGTATGCTGAAATATCTAAATATGATTTCAATAACCCTAGATTCAGTACAGAAACCGGACATTTCACTTGCATTGTATGGAAATCCAGTACTAATTTTGCAATGGGCATCTCAATCAATCCTAATAGTCAAACAGCGGTCATAACTATGAACACATCACCTCCTGGAAATGTTCAAGGGCAATTTGAAAGTAATGTATTACCTACTATCCCTATAGTGAACCCTCCTCCTGCTCCAGTTCCTGTTCCTGCTCCAGTTCCTGTTCCTGCTCCAGTTCCTGCTCCAGTTCCTGCTCCAGTTCCAGTTCCTGCTCCAGTT